AAGGTAACTGTGATATTCTTTTATCTGCCATGTTCTTTATTATATAAATATTAATTATAATTAAAAATTACTCCCCAATCCTAACCACCTCAAAATACGGCTGGTTAAAAAATGTATTATCAAATACTGGGTACCCTTGATTACCTACACCACCACTAGCACCACCATGTAAACAAACGATCCCGATCCATTCGTTACCTAATGATGTATATATTTTTGAACCGGATTTTGTTGACTCACCATTCCCGGTTGTACCAATGAAACCTTGATCTAAGTATTCAATCTTTGTACCTAGATCCCCACTACTTGATGTTGTTGAGGTTATCAAGGCCAACCTCAAAAAGTCAGTTCCGTCAGTCATATCGTAACTAGAGTACCTAGCTTTAATTAAATATCTACCGGGTAATATTAGTTCTATTTTACTGCTGGTTGGATTAAAAACCGACGGAGAAGTGTTAATTACGGTATTATTATACGGGACTAAAAACTCAACACCATTGGTCGTATTAGACAAACCAGAAGAACCATTAATGTTTATTTTACAATATGGGAACTGTAAATATTCGGTTATTGATGAAAATGGAGTGTGATAAGTTGTTCCGGTTAATTCGATGGGGAATAGGGTATCCTCAGTTATATTAGTGAGTACTGGTAATTCACCGATTGTTTTTCCTGTTAGTGACATAATCTTATTTATTTATATTGGGTTATTATATTTTAAGTAATTGTTTAAACCCACATTTAGATACGTATCACTGCCAACTATAATTGGATCGATAATATAATATGTGGATGTTGGGGTTACAGTTGGGGTTGGTGTTATAGTATTTGTTGGTGTTACGGTAGGTGTTACAGTTGGTGTTACAGTTGGTGTTATAGTATTTGTTGGTGTTACGGTAGGTGTATTTGTTGGTGTTACGGTAGGTGTATTTGTTGGTGTTACAGTTGGTGTTATAGTATTTGTTGGTGTTACAGTTGGTGTTACAGTTGGTGTTATGGTATTTGTTGGTGTTACAGTTGGTGTATTTGTTGGTGTTACAGTTGGTGTTACAGTTGGTGTTACAGTTGGTGTATTTGTTGGCGTTACAGTTGGTGTATTTGTTGGCGTTACAGTTGGTGTTACGGTAGGTGTATTTGTTGGTGTAGGTGATATTGGAAATATTTCCTCAATTTGCCAATTTAAATTTGACGGGTCCGTAGTCACATCTGTAAATTGATCCACACGAGTTAAATTAGAGTAATCCTCACCCAGGTTAATTACTGTAGAACCAAAATTACTACCCTGTGATATGGTAACACCGGTAGTTATTGTTATTGGTAAACCACTAAATACACCTAAATTGTGTGTAAAATTTAATGTGGTATCGATAATTACGGGTTTATTAGAAAATAGATTATACGTTATGTTTACCGACCCGGGTAATACCGTAACCACCAATGTCAATTCCGTTGGTGTTTCGGGGTTTATAAAACAAAATTGAGTTGTTGTCGTTGTTATCACCGGGTTAGACGGTACACAACAAGGAAATTCCGAAACATAACATGAGTCGTACATCAAATCGTCAGAGATAAAACTATCCTGAACTGTTATATATAATTTTTCCCTGATTGGTAATATTAAATTACCCTCATTTGTTTTTAATAAAAATTGTCCTTCATACCTACCAACACGATTTGTGTCTTTATTTGTGAACTGGTAATACACATAATATTCTGGACTAGCGTTTGGGTCTAACATTATTTTATTTACAAACCCAGCTGGTCTAGTTACTAACTTTGGTATCCCATTTTCAGTATCAATCATAGAGAAGAAAATGGACGATTCCTCAATAAGATCCATCATCTTATTGTAATCACTACGACCATCCTTCACTACTTGTAATTTTAAAACCGGTAGTGTGGCATTTTTTTTAATGAAAAACTCCATTTAATGTTTTTAATATAAATATATTAATTAACATTCTTTTCTTAAATTTCCATCATAAAAATCAAATCGATTGTGTTCTGTTGGTGTTAACAACAACAATCCAGGTTTAATATTTCCCTTAATTGTTTCTTGATAGCAATTAGACATTAATGTCTGTTCGTAAGGATGTTTAAATTTTGTTTTTAAGTAACACTTATAATTACCCACTTTTGACATTAGAATAGGCCAATTTGATAGGTATATCTCCCCAGATACATATGGAATACCACCATACGATTTTATGTGTTTAAATTCTAAATCAGGTGAGTTTGGGTCCAGTCCAATTAAAGGCAGTGATCTGTTGTTAGGCCAATGACTTTCTCTAAAATGTTGTGGTACATTATACCAAGACCATTGTTTATCGTGACTCCCAAAAAATTCGGTAAAGTTTAATTTTAAAAAATCAAACCCCTCTTTTTTTAGAATTAATAATGATTTTTTAAATAAGTTTTTAACTTTTCTGTTAAACCCGTTTTTACATGTTTGATCAACACCATTATAAAAAAACATATCATCCTCAAAGAAATAGTAAAAGGATAGATCTTCTTGGTCATTAAAATGTTCAGATATAAACTGTCTACCACCAGTAATTCCGATGTTATCTTTTTTTATATGTTCAAAACCATACATTTCACATAACCTAACATATTCATCCGTAGTCGTTAGATCGGTCGAGTTATTAAGTAGAAATTTTTTAGTACTAAAAATAAAATCAGAGTCATACTCCAGTATGGACTCAATCAAGGTTTCGAATTGTTTTGGTGAATTAAAAGTGATGACATATAAACCCACAGAACCATTATCATTAGAATAGTCATTTGGTTCTTTTTTGTTCTTTGTTTTTAAAACTAAATTATTGTTTTTAACATCTTCAAAAAATTTATATAATAAACCATTACCCTCAATCTCGTAATAGTTTATCACATCCGGGTTATGGTATAACAATATAGTAAATAAACTTTCCTCAGTACCCATGAACCCCTCACTCAATGTTTGAGTTAAAATATTATAATATAATGTATTTAGTTCTGTTATCAACTCCTTATCCCCACCAAAAAATCCACCTCTAGCCACAATATTAGGGTTATCATTTGTCATCTCACACATTTTACTAAATGTAAATCCGTGTATTTCCGAGTTAGTTTCATATGGGAAACATATAAAATTAAATTTACTTAATTCACTATCTATTTTAGATAAAACTAAATCCTTTGTAAAATAACCTAAATGAATGGTATTTGTTATACCAGCGTCAATCCAAAATAATTTATCTGAATCAAATCTGTCTAAAATTTTTGCGTCATGTAATAAAAACATTTTAGACATTACTAATGGATTATACATCTCCAACTTAGCTTGTGTCGAATCAGATAACCATCCGACTTGATTATACCAATCGGGGTTGTTTCTAATCGTTTGGATTTTATCATAGTATTCATTGTTTTTAAACCAAGTAAGGTCTCTTAAAACAAATTGGGTGTTTTCCCTGGATCTATGTTTGAAAACAAACTCCATTAAATTTTCATCACCAAAAATTATAAGATTACAATCAATGGTTAATAATTCCGTGAATTTTTCTAAATAATAATCAAATGACCTGGACCATCCTTCAGACATATCACCACGACCAATATCCCACAATCCAGTAACTAAAGTTGTTTTCATTAATCAAATATATTGTAAAAATATTTTATACTATCGTCAGTGTGTTCAGGTCTTCTATACCAGTCATCAAAAGAAATTAAATTAATACCGTTATTATTGTTATAAAATAAACAAGATAGTATTTGTTCTTCCATATATAACTCCTTCTCACTATTGAGTAACTCAACCAGTAAGTTCTCAAATTGATCCCTAAAGTTTGAAAATAATTCAGGTTTCCCACCAAAAAATCCACCTATAACATGGTGATCCCTTTGGTAATCTATATAATACTTGGTTGGTAAGGTTTGTGACCAGAAAAATCTACCGGTATTATTCTTCCCAACCAAAATAAATTTTTCATCTGACATATCATTAAGTTTATTTAAAAATCCACTATTAAATGATGTGAATGAGTAATACCTATCATAACCAGTACCGTAAGCTAAATTTTCGGGGAATAACCCACTATGTGATAGTCCAGCGTCAAACCAATATATTCTATCATATTGGTTTTTATTCTCTAACATATCGTACCAAAAAAATTTATTATACTGAACTTCAAAACATCGGTCAATAGTCTTCATAAGTTCTAAATCTTTTAAAGATCTAATCTGATTAAAATATTTAGTGTCATGTAAATCAAAAACAATAAACTCAAGTTTTTCTGGTGAAACACCCCAGTTATTATAAAAATGATTTTTTAAATCATTCAACTCTTCTTGCGGTACAAAACAAATAAATTTATTAGCTTCTAAGTTTAAAATATTTTTTAATGAAGATCTGTAGTGATAATGTCTCGACGGTCTACCACCAAATTCAGTTCCCCATAAATTTGAGTATATTGACGTGTAAATTAATGTTTTCATATTTATTATAAATTTCCTGTTATACGATCACACCAACCTTTTGATTTTGAGTATGGCCAAACAACCCAATAAGCCGGTTTTTCTTTAGTGTTAAATTGTCTCCATATTTTACAATATCCGTCTGGATCAGTCATCATCATTTTTATCTCATCTGTACTAGCGTCTTGTCTATAGATTGTTTCATCTGTTTTATCGTGAAAAGCAACCACCCAATATTCGTAATCGTTTTCCGGTACCTGTAAAAAGGATACATCAATACAGTGTTTAAAAATTGATGAAAAACTCTCAACCCAATCCTCTTCGGTTTCAAAGTCGTATGGATTTGGTGGGTATTTCTTATCTATGGTGTATTTTTGTACAGCTCTTTTAGAGAATAAAACACCGGAATATTTTTCATAATCCTTAATTGTTCTTTCGGTACCAAAACCATATTTACCAAGGTCACCGTTATATACTTCACCATCCACACCTAATACCTCCCTGTTTTTTTTGTGTGAAGATTCATTTTTTAAGTACCAAACTTTATCATCGTCCCATTGTTTTGTTCTACCTTTTCTGGTGTATTCGTGCCAAATAACAGTTTTATGGGGATGAAACAAATCATAACCGTGTGTATAAGCTCTAACAGCTATAGAAATTTCCTCACCATGAAAGTAATATTCCGGGTCGTGTTGTACCTCAACACTAAATTGACCAAGAGTAAAACAAAAATGAGCTGAGTAAAATCTAGATGTTATCGGTTCGGTTAAATCTTTCCACCCAGGAATTGTCTCCGGTAAAAAGAAAACACAACCCTCTGGGGTGAACCGATCAAAAACCATCCTCCAAGGGTCAACAACCCGACCATCTGGATCGTTTTCTGGATCGAAAGATGATACATATCCGGTTAATAGGGGTTTTTTATATCCCTTATCCTGTAGATCAGATAACATATCTATTAATGTTTGATCCCAGTCTTGATCAAATCTCATGTGTGAATCAATCTGTAGTGTATATTCCTCACCACCGTACAGTTGTTGTACTTGATTACGAGCCCAACAAACACCTTTAGATTCCTCGTGTGGAATATTTAGAACTCTAAATCTTTTATCTTCTTCATAAGATGAAAGATCATCAAATTTATCTTCTGGGTGGTATTGACGAGCGATACCAAATACTAAATTTTTAGGATGTTTTGATTTACTAATAGCGTCTTCTATTGTCGGGACTAATTGTGGATCCCTATATGAAGCGATTTGAATGAATATCTTCATGATTTTTTATTTAAAATATATCATGAAACAAAAAAAAATAAACTATACTTTAGTTTTTAACATTAGTATAAAATTATCCCAAATATCCTTTTCGTCTTGATTTAAATCGTCGTATTTAACTAAGGTTTGTGATTCAGGTAAAAAATCATTACCATACTGTAGTATTGATCTAACATCAGGACTATTTGTTAATTGAACCACTATTTGTTGTAAATCTTTCATTGTGTAATATTATTAAACTTTTATATTTCCATAACTATCTATAAGGCCCAAACTTCCCTGTGATATGTTGGTATTCACTGGTGGGGTCGCTGATGTTTTAAATGACAAATTAACAAAAGCTACCGTTATTGGTAGACTTGACGTTAAACACTCAGCCGAGTTCCAAACGTCTAATGAACCACCCATTATTTTTATATTATTATTCCCACTTACAGTACAAGCGTATCCGGATCCACCAGACAATAATGAGGTTGATTGTAAATTTTTAACCACCAATGACGCGGTACCTAAAGCACTTAACCCACAACTATAGTTGGTGGCTGAACTAGATGTTAAATTTTCTAATTTGGAATTCACACCATTAGTTGGTACTGAAACATTAACACCAAGAAATGTGTATGAATACCCCAACATATTCGTACCCAAATACACGTTCTCCAAATCCATACCGATACCACCACTTGAATAACCCTTACAGTCTTGAGCTATTGAGTTGAGGATGGCCATTCCATCACTTGCTGTACTATAACCAACACAAGACTGTATTCTATTTACGTTAGCGGCATATATTCCAGCGTTTCCGAGGGAGTACCCGACTGAATTTGTTATTGACCCAGCAAATGACGGCATCAACATACCAATACCAAAACCTAAACCGTTTGATCTACCAATACAATCGTAAACCTCGGAAGTAATCGAGTTACAATATATCGCAGTTTCAAGTGTAGCTATAACATTTAATGAATATAGTTTGCCACTATTAACAACCCCCCTAGTGTAGGATTCAACTAAAGACCCTCTAACCGTACCGTTATTATTTATTCCGGTTGTCGCTGGTGATATGAAATAAACACCCACAGTTTCAATTACGGTATTAGTATTTTGAACATATAGACAAAGTGATGTTGTATCATTAACGTATGACACATTACTTCTAACAATATTACCATTATATATTTTACAATTAACCGTAAGATTATTATCAGTTAAACAATGGTCTGTGGAGTTTCTGTCTAGAGTGTATGTGTACCCATTCATATTTAAATCAACACCATCCTTTAAAATTACGGTAACAGGTGAAGATTCAGTAACGTTAGCAAACATTTGTATCACATCACCGGATGAAGCAGCGTTTATAGCTGATTGTAACGTTGAATAGTATGTGTATTCACCTAAACTATCGGATATACCAAATATTCCATAACTTGTCGAAGTACCACCAGTTGTAAACCCTGTGATTGAATTTGTACCACCGGTACTATTAATTAATGTTAACGTTCCTGTGGTGTTGTTATACGTACCACCGGTAACAAAAGAACCTGAATTACCAGAAAATATTGGAATTAAATTCTCTAAAGTTGTTTTATATGAGGATCCACCACTATATTGTATGGTGTCCCCAGTGTTAACAATATGAATTAAAGTATCCTTATCAACGTAAGGAGCTAAGGTTCTATCTGTAAGTCTTTGTTGTGGCATACCAATAAATATCTATCCCTCAAAAATATACTCAACCCCATCCTCGAATAAAAAGAAAATACCGTCCTCAAACATTTTATTTTCCACCGGACAAGTTAACAATTCAAATCTCTCACACCCATTCGAATCTATTATTTTTAATAAAAATGATTCAACAACATCTAATGGCGGTGGTACATAAAAAATATATGCTGGGGGTATTGTCTCACCACTAGATACCAAATAACAATATGTGTTTGTTATATCACAAACTTGTATTTCGTAAGGTGACGTACCCGTTGTTCCAGAAATTATTACTTGATGTGCCATTTTAATTATGATTAAATCTACCTTTTAAAGTATTATAGTTTTGTCTTATTTCGTCTAAACTTAAACATTTATTATATATTGAAGCTGTAGCTATTTTTCCGTTAAATCTAGTACTACCAGCACTAGAACCCCTACCAATATCTGGTTCATTTGGTCCAGATGGTCTACCTGAAACTCTACCTTGATTTGTTAGTTGTCTTACTAAATTACCATTGATATATATCGATAAAGTACTGGCTGTTAAACTAGGCTCCAATTGACATGTAGCCACCACATAATTAAATTCATTTGGAAAATTAGATGCAGTGAATTGATTATATGTCACACCAAATTGTGCCGTACCATCTGTTAGTGCAAAATTAATACTATTACCAAATGGGTATAACCAAGTTCTATTAATTGACGCTCCGGTACCAGGTAAAAATAACACACTACCTTGAGATAAACTTCTATCATGACTAAACCAACTAGCGTAAGTTATGTTTGGGGGTATGTTAACCATTGGGGTTCCGAAACCAGTCGACGATAGATAGTTTACTCCATTTAAAAAAAAATAACTAATATCATTCATTGACTGAATTGTCACCCCACTTTGAATTGTTAATCTTCTAAAGTTTGACCCATTTTCACGTTTTACAAGTGAATAAGCTTCGGTACCTATATTATTGTACGATTTAGAATTTTGTGCGTCTATATGAAACACCAAACCATCCGTAACTATATTTGGGAAAAAATGATAACTCATCTTAAATACTTCTTATTATAACTCTAACCTCCCAGGTACCGGAAATAACAGATACTCTAAGAGTAGCGTTAGTACCGTTAGAAATCATGTTAAATGTTATTGGTGTCGTAACACCTATACTAGTGGTTGTAGTTTCAGTAATGTTAACGGTTGTACCACTAAAGATTGACATTATTTGTCCTGACCTAGCTCCGGTAGTACTTTTAACAGTATACTCAAACCAAGCTCCGGTATACGCACTCAATGGTAAAGAGTATACGTTTGTAGTACCCACAGGTGGTAAAACCCTAACCGTTGTATTTAATGATGGGGCAAGGTATGAACCCATTAGTATTGTGTTATCTGAAAACACCTCAAATATTGGTATTCCGGAAATATCATTTACACTAAACAACGATCCGATTAGACTATCATTTACACTAAATAATTCTCCGTTAGATCCTTGAACACTAAAAATTGGTGGTGACGATGTATTCCCGGAACCAATAATTGTTAATACATTCTGAGAACTTCCAGACATTATTGTGTTCCCACTAACATTAAAATTTCCCTTAATATTAACCTCATCTTGTAAACCATCAACCGTTAGAAAATCATGATTATCGTTATCATCTCTAATAACAAAATTACGGTCTTGATAAACATAAAATATTGATTCTGTTATTGTGTGTTTTCTAATCTCCTCACCCGCTGAGTATTCGATAATACCAGGTGTTGTTGGATTTACGGTTTGATATATGATTGAGGATCCGCTAGGTGTTAACATTCCCAAAGAAACAGATGAGGTATCAATACCTAAATAACCTTCACTATAGGATGTACCATCAGTTGACAAATACACCCCGTAACCATCCAAATCGTGAACCCTATAACCAGTAAATGTTAAATCGGTATTTGCAAAGTTTGTATCTGTAGTTACCGGTAAATTCAAATATGTTGTCGCGGATAAAGTCCCATTTACCGTTAAACCGGTCATCGTGTTTATTGACGCTGAAAAAGTATTCCCAGAATTATCATAGATGTTAAAAGTATTTGAGTCATCATATGTATACCCGGTTACATAGTGATCAGTATACCCAACTAAAAAACCAGAAACATTAAATGTCCCACCTGAATTATTTGTAAATGTCGCGACACCACTACCAGAATTATATGTACCACCAGTTATAGTCATATCACTAGATAATATTGATAAACTAACTGTATCACTCCACAAATCGTTTCTTGTTACCGTTAAATTATAATTTGAATTGTTAAATGATAAATCCGTTATATATTTATCTGGTGTATTGGTTAAATTAGATCCGTCCCCGTAAAATGTTCCACCACTTATTGTTGTCGCTGATAATACGTTTATAGATGATGAAAATGTATTTCCAGAGTTATCATCAATACTAAATGTATTTATATTATCATATGTAAATCCTGTAATATATGTATTAGTTGTGTCTAATCCACTAATTTGATACCCACCACCAGTATTATAATAAAAATTTAAAATACCAGATGAATAAGTTCCACCCGTAGTATATGTATCACCAGTAATACTCACACCGTTAACATTTAATGTTGTAGCTGTAACTCCCTGTGTGAATATTGTATCCCCACTTATTGTACCCCCAGTAAAGGTACCACCACCACCCCCACTTTGGAATATTGACCAATCACTTAATGATCCATTCCATGGTGGCGAATTTAATTTGTAATATATTGAACCGTCATTCACACCAACAACCATCCCAGGTCGTCTCCTTTGATTTGTTATTGAGTTTAATTCGGTTATAGTATTAACATTTCGTAAACCGTCAATACCATACAATGGGTCAATTACTGGGTATGTATCATTTGTATCCGTGGGGGAAATAAATCCCAGAACCTCAACCCCACCTGAAAAACTAAAACTTGGCATAATATTTTTTAACTACATAACCAACAATCAACAGTACCCAAGAAGTCATTAAAGGTTCTGTAGACATTGTAATTTATCTGGAATCCATTTCCATCTACTATAATTATTGTACCTATATTGTTTGTTGGTATGTTAAATCCATTACAACCAATCGTACTATTTCTAAATCCTGTTGGTTGTGGTAATGATATCGGTATTAAAATGTATCCCCAGTATGGTGTAACACTACTCGTAAATGTAACATAATCATCTGTTGGGTCATTTGTATACTCGAAAGTAAGAAGTGAAGAGTCCCCACTAGTTATTGACGAACCACTAAATTTACCAAAATAAATTCCTGGTAAGTCTGGTTCCGGTGAACTACTAGGTGTTGGTGTTGGTGTATTCGTTGGTGTGGTAGTATTGGTAGGGGTAGGTGTCATAGTATTTGTTGGAGTAACTGTGTTTGTTGGAGTAACTGTTGGTGTAGGTGTAGGTGTTGATTTACATATTTGATATGTTGGTGTGGGTGTTGGTGTTTTTGTTGGGGTTGGTGTATTACTTGGATGTGGACATCCACAAGGACTTGTACAAGTTTCAGTTGGTGTTGGTGTTACAGTTGGGGTAACGGTATTCGTTGGTGTGTTCGTTGGTGTTGGGGTTGGTACCTTACAAGGATCAAATGTTGGTGTTGGTGTTACAGTTGGTGTTGGTGTAGGTGTTTGTGTCCTTGTCGGAGTCACAGTTGGTGTTGGTGTGGGGGTAGGTCTTGGAACATTTAATATATTCGGACAATCCCCATTCTCAACTAGTATCGTATAGACACCGTACACTTCCCTTGGTGGTACTAATAAGTCCGGGAAAAAAATAAACGGTAACGTAACTTGACCTAGATTAATGACAACATTATCATTATCCGGTTTAAAAATAACGGTAGCTAATTCACCGTCAAAATTTATACTATCTATGGTTATACTTTGACTCATGGTATATAACCATAAATACCCCCAGGTTTAGTAATTTTCTTTTCTAATTCTAATTTTGTAAGGACTCGACAATCTCATCCAAATTAAAAATATTATTATCGAACATAGGACATTCATGTGTTGTACCATTGAAGTCGTAGTCAAATAAATAACTATCTGGTAATTTAACAGTATTTGGTAATGTAGCCACTATATTTTTGTGTAACCCATACCCAAACACAACCGGAGATGTCCCAACCCAAAGAACTGTTGACTGGAGACCTAAAGCTGCCGAAGCGTGTTGTAGTGATGAATCAATTAATAATCTTTTTTCTGAAGCTAATAACATTGAAAATAATTCCATATTTGATAATGGTTCATGTACAACCTCAACATTGGGTAAAGAGTTGTGTTCATGTCGACAAACTTGGATTATATGATATTTCTCGGAAAATACCTCAACAATTTTTTGAGCTACTTCATATGGAATATCCCTAGTCCATGAATATGTGTGTGGTTGTTCTTGTAACGGACCACCATTTGTTTGAATAACCATTACCGGTTTTTCTCTTAACCATTTACCATGTGCTATTTGTAATTGTCTAATATTGAATTTTAAAACAGGTTGTTCGTTATTATATTTTAAATTATGTAGTTTACACCAATTTAACAATAAATGTAATCTTTTGTGTATGTGATCATCGGTAAAATATGGTTCATGTTTAAATACCATAGTATCTTTATTATTAATAAAATCGTCGTAGAAATATGGTGTCATACCAAGTCTATATACTCGATCAACAAAATCTAAGTTTAGAAATATTTCTGGGTAAGCACAAACAATTATTAATTCTCTGTCCGGGTGATTATTTTTTATACATTGGGCTACCGCTGTAGCTAGAACGTGCTTACCCAAACCACCCTCAATGTGAAATAAACTATATTTTTTTTCCATACTAAATTATATAACTGTTTTATTTATTTGTAAACGACAAAGCTAATTCTATTTTTTCCCAGACCATATCTGGGGTTATTTTTAAATGACATTCATTTTCCCTACCGGTCCCCAAAAATACCGGACAATGTGTTTTAATGTTCATAAACATATTAAAACATCCATTACACACATTTGGGTTTAACACACGAAAACAATCAAATTCATTTTGTTTTTTTGTAAAGTTAGATATCATAACCACCGGTATGTCATACGCCCAAGCTAACCAAGATAAACCAGAGGACAACCCAATAAAAATCCTAGATTCGAGTATGTGGTTTAAGGACACCGTAATATCATCGAAACCGTTACAATTTGTCACACCTTCAAGATTTAGTGTATTCTCATATGATACATTTGTCACTTCATACCCAGATGAGGTCAATCTGTTAACAATTTCCTGCCACCCATTATCATAATCCCACCTAGCTATTTTCTTTAATGATTCCGGTGCGATTGAAATTTTATTATTTTTTTTGTTAATTTTATATGGGATAACCGGACATTTTCCGGGTTTAGTATCTTGTGGTAACATCATGGTATCTTTGGTAGCGTACATCATACCATTTAGGGTATGTTTTAAATTACCTTTATCATAACCAATGTCCAACAATCTATCAACCTCAATATAAACCGGATTATTAGCTTTTATAAATTCACACCTATCAACATCTTTAGATTGGAATAAATGTGGAAAAAAGGTTGATATGTAAATCTTTTTGGGTTTGTGGTATTCAATAAACGGATCAATGAAAGATGAAAAACATATTGTATCACCCAAACAAAATGAGTCAAAATGAAGTAGTAACGTACGACCATTAAAATTTGTAATATTTGGATCTAACTGTATGTACTTTAATAATTCCTCTTCTTCGTAATGTCGTTTAACCATTTTTAAGTTTTAAAATTTTAGAATAATAATCAAACCAATATCTTTCTTGCCACAATGTACCTTCCTCAAGTGAGACTAACGGTTTATTTTGCCAAGGTTTTTTAGCTATAAAATGTAATATTTTAATATATTTTGGTAGACCTGTATTTATGAAAATTTGTTTAGAGTACGTCTTTAAGTAATTATACTCGATTGGAATAGTACTAATTACGTCACTAAAGTACAAATTAATAATATCCTGATCAAAGTGTTCAGTAATACCATATATTAATGTTAGATTAATTAAATCATTTGTTATTTTTTCTGACAAATATTTTTTGTCGATAACCATAACACCCGTATTATATTGGTCAATATATAATTCCCGGACACACCCGAACGAATGTGAATAATCAATCAGGTAATCGATATTACCAAGAACAACAATATCTGAATCTAAAAATATTATTTTATCAACATCACTAATTGAAAATATCTCATACTTTGTGTAATCACCAAACCCAGTCTGGTCTGATTTTAATTCGTCAATATTACCGTACTTTGACTGGTCATAATTTTTTAATGAAATATTATTATGTATTTTCCTAGAGGTTATCAGATCATCCGAAGTTAAATCATTACTGATCACCATAAATGGTATATTTTCATCAACAACCCTGGGATTGTTTTCCACTAATGATTTTAACATTACCTCAAAACCAATTAGATAGTCCTTATTACATACTGATACAAACATAAATTAATAATAAACATTATTGGGAAAATGTCATTATTAAAATAAAAAACCCCCATTTAAAGTGGGGGTCTTCATAATTATTTTTTTTTATTTTAGAATGGTGCTGAGTCGTTAGCGTACCAGTCAGTACCATTACTAATAAATGTTGTTTTAGTATATACAGCTGTTGGTAAGTTTTGAGCTATACCAACCCCATTTATTTTAGCTCCTCCACTACCAACAACAAAAGCACTGTTAGTGTTATTAGTTCTAATTAGAATAACCTCTTTACCATCTCTAGCTGTTGGTAGATAAATGGTACCACCAGGTCCTGAAGTGTTATAAAATACAATACTATCGTTATCCGTTAAATTCGGATCCGCTAACGCGTCAACCATTGTTGTTTTATAATTTACTGGTCCAGTAAATTGTGTTTCACCAAGGTACACAGTGTTTGGGGTTGTTGCGGTCAAACTACTTGTGTTAATTAATACTACATCATTAGTTAACACTAGATTACCACTACCCCCGACAGTATTTGATCCATCCCCAACGATTGTATTCCCTAGCCCACCAAGTACATGAGATGTTTCACCAGTTATGTCGTTACTTGCACCACCAAAAACAGATGACCCAGCTCCAACTACACTATTCCTCGATCCACCCAAAATTGTTGATGTGTCCCCAGAAGTTGAATTAAATCTACCCCCACCGATAAATGAGTTATTGGAATATATTGTATTATCTTTACCTGCACCAACGGATGAGTAGTCACCAAATACCACACTTTCACCACCAACTTTGGTAATTCCAGTTATTGGGATTGGTGTTGGTCCGTCGGGATTTAAAATTATATCCCCGGTTCTACCAGAATATGTCCCACCTGTTATACAACAATCAGCGTCAGTGAAACCAGTGACAATTATATCTTGATTGTTATCATATCTTAAATTTAAAGTACCAGTGGTGTTATCATATGACCCACTAGTAATGTAAGTTGTTTTTGGGAATTCAAAAACCCTAACAAACCCATCACCATCAACCCCAATAGGGTCAATACCCGATAATGGTACTGGTATAGTTGTATATGTTACAGATGTTGGGTCACTATTGTTAAATAAATTTAATTGATCAACATATACTGTATTATCCGAAAAACCACTAATGTTACTACCACCAAGAATCACAGAATTATTACCAACTAGGTAGGAATTATTTGACAAAACATGTGAAGTATCTCCAGATACAAAGTTACCGTATCCAACAGACGATGACGTGGAACCTAAAACAGTGTTGTATATTCCACCACCAACTGTTGATCCAACACCTTCGACTGTATTAAATCTACCACCAAGTACGGATGAATATTCTAAAACAGTTTTATTGTCCATACCACCAGCGATTACCGAAGACCCACCCTCAATCATATTTAATGATCCACCACCAATGAATGATGATTCGGATTTAATTTCATTTAAATACCCACCACCAATAACTGATAGATCAGAAGATATTGAGTTATTTATACCGGTGTTTATTGATGAATTACTTGATGTGATTATATTACAAATACCATTATTAATAACTGATTGTTCTCCGGAAATTTGATTTCTAAATCCATTCCCGATTGACGAAAGTGATCCGTTAACAGTATTCGACACACCATTTAAAATTGATCCGTTTTGTGAGTTTACGGTGTTACCCTGTCCATTCAGTATTACTGACGATGATTTTGAGATAACATTTGACGACCCACCACCTACTAAACTATGATCACCAGTAACTATATTACCGATACCATTTGTTACCGTTGAATAGTTCGAATTTACTGTATTTGTTAAACCGTTAGAGATTGTCGAGTAGTTACCAAATAGGTTATTATTCAACCCATTGTTTATCACACTAGTCGAACCAGTTATAATATTATTAGATCCACCAATTATAACCGAGTAACTAGAACTATTTTCAGATATTCTATTTGATTTACCACCAGAAATTACTGTAAAGTCGGACTGTGAAAAATTATCATAACCACCAGCTACCGAGTCATTACCAACCAATGTATTGCCATAACCACCCAATACGGTTGATCTAACACCGTTTGATGTATTTTTACCACCTCCAGATATTGTTGAGTAAGAACCAAGACTAATATTACCTAATCTGTCTCTCACTGTTGTGGTGCTCCCACCATTCACATCTGTTATAATTATTTCTGTCATAATTTATTTTTTTCTTTTTTTTATTATGGGGTACATGGATTTAATAATGAAGGATCATTAGTTAATCCTACTTGCCAGTACGTATCACCACTACAAACTACAGTTGGGTTAAAACTTTTACCACAAGCTGTTACAGTATGTGGGTTCGGATCTATATGACACTTAGGTGTCCCGTCCCAAGCTTGAATATTTAATTGTGAAGCTATGTTAGTTATTTTACAACCAAACATATATGGCCAAGAAGCGTTACCAATTAAAGCTGGACCAAAACCAACTATAGGTCCAACAAATGGTGGATAATTGATTGGGTTTATCGTGTTATTAACATACCAAGTTGTATTTGGATTTAATAGTGGTTGTTTATTTGGACTACCAGCCTGTATTAAACCAATTACTTTCCAAGTACCACCAAATTGAGCGAACATAGCTGAACCAGAATCACCTTTAAAACCTGGAAAAGCACATAACTCACCAGTTGGTGAATATCTAGCAAAACTCATCAAATCTTGATATATAATCGGGGTTTGTAACCCCTGCATTGATTGGGTGTATTCGTAAATCACACTCAGTAGATGTATTCGTAGCGAACAAACACCTTCTTTACCTCCGGAAGTTCTACCAGCACTTATAATCGAATCAGCTGGAGTTAATGAATTTATTTCCAAGTTGGTAGCGAATGGTTGAGGAGCTGTTATTGAGGATAAACCCAACTGTCTCCAAGAAGCGTTCGGACCTGAAGTACTTATAGTTTGATTTCCTTGTGCGTCAAATTGATCGATACTGACAATTGCAGCATCTGAAATATTTATACCATCAACAGGAAAAACATTACTAAATACAGGAACATACCTAAGTACAATCCCAAATGACCTGTCAAAGTTGGTACCAACAAATGGATCCGATAACCCAGGTTGATAAGCGTTTATCGCGGAACCCACGCCACTTGGGTAAGTTACGTTTGAAATACCACCATTTAATTGTCTATCACCAGTATAGAATGGGTCGTTTATTACAACGTGGTTATTAGTTAAACCAACATAACAACCTGTTTCTCCATCCACAGCTATCAAACCTAATGTTCCAGAACCAGCTATATTTGAAGGACCTAAAGAAATACCACCTTGTAACGGCCTTAAATAGTTCCTATTTGCTGGTGGGGTAATCGTCCAGTTCCAACAAGTTGGACTTAGGTCCGGGTTTGGTCCGGCACAATAAAATGCGTATGGTTCCGCCTCTGAAAAAGCTACAACATCTGTGGGGTAAGTAACTCCATCAACTGTCATTTCTTTTGGGAATACTTCACCACTAGATAAAGAACTCAAAGGTTTCTTTTCTTTAACAATTAACGTAAATGATTTTTCATTTGTTAATTGACCATCTTTAATTTTAAATCCGAACCCAACACCAACTTTATCAATGTTTGATTTATATATAGACTTTAATTTTTCCTTAATTGAGTCTGTGACCATTGTTATTGTTATTTTTTTAGTTTATATTATCCAACTCTTTGTGTTGAGAACCTAACATAATCATCAGGTGCTACAGTTGTGTAGTTTAATCCTGTTGTATTAAGTACTCTAACACATAATTGGTCACCAGCGTTTAGTAACACACCCCATTGTCCACCGTTAATATCAGCGTATTTTTGAATGTTTGACGTGTAGAATGTACTTGAAGCGTAAACCTCACCAGTAACAACATCAACAATACCAGCGTAAATCATACCCTCAGCTAATGAATACCACCCATTAACCGCGTCTGGACCAGTTAAATGAACATAAAAACTCATGTTCCATCTACCACTTTGTGGACATGTCCAAATACCAGTAGCGTTATCATATGACCCGATGTAATCATTATATTGTAATGTCGGTGTTTGTGTTACCGCAACCAATGAGTTTGATAAATCATTACCTAAACCAGAAGACACACTATTTACTGGATCTGGTGAACCTTCCGATAAGAAAGCGTCAACCACAAAGTTAACACCTGGATTAGTTGATGGTACAACAAATCCGTTAGCGTCAACCGCTAATCCGTATATTGGTGAAGTGTTTGGAAAACTTCTAATGTTAAGTTTTGGTACGTAAACCGAATCATCAACAGTTACGTTAACGTTAGATCCACCCAAAGCTACACTTCGGTTAGCACTAACACTTGAACTTGTAGCGATTATGAATGAATCATTACCTGTAATTTTATTTGATGAACTACCTAAGATTGCTGATCTTTGTCCAGTTATTGTATTACCAAATCCACCACCGATTGTTGATGAACAAGCTGTCGTTGTTATTGTGTTCCCACTACCACCACCAATCGAAGATATTTGACCAAGTGTTGTATTACGAACCCCACCACCAATTGCTGGTGAAGCAGCATTAGCTAAGTTAAAAGAACCACCACCAACGATTGAGTTTATTTGTAAAGCCGTGTTATTTGTTCCACCACCAATTACTGTGTTAGCACCACTAGTGAAATTACACTGACCACCTAGAATTGTTGAGTAACTAAATATACCAAACGGGTCAATGGTGTTTCTTGCACCACCACCAATAACGTTTATATTTCCTTTTCCATCAACACTTGGTAGTATTGTGTTATTATCACCACCACCAATAACACTACTTATTGATTGTGTTAGGTTACAGTTACCCCCAAGGATTACAGAGTTAATGGCAAAAGCCCTATTAAGTTGACCACCACCTATTGTCACATTTGATTCTCGTATAGAGTTACTTGAACCACCAGCAATAGTGTTGTCAACACCAGTAATAATATTGTTACAGATACCACCACCAATGAAACCTTCAATACCACTGATATTGTTACACGCTCCACCACCAATAGTTGATCTCTCACTGTTCACATTAATTACGTTTCTCCAACCACCAACAATTGTACTACAAGGTGCTGACCCAGAAGCTTTTGTTGTTGATATTCGGTTACACGCTCCACCACCGATAGTTGACCATACTGGTCCAGCGGTATTTTTACAACCACCACCGACGATAGTTTCAGTTAATTGTGACGTATTTAATTGACCACCAGCTACGGTACTACAGCTTCCGTTCGATAGGTTAGTGTTCGAATCTCTTAGTGTTGACCCAGGTCCTATACCTTGAATTATAATTGCCATTATTAATTTTTTTTTTAAGTTGTTTATTTACTTTTCTATAAATAGTTAATATCTTGGGAAAATTTTTATTCGACTAAATTTTTTTTATATAATTGTTGTGGTTGTTGTTGTGTAATCGTTTATGGTATATGTTAAATCATTAGTTTCACAATATTTTGTATCACAATTTGGACAGTCTGGATCAAACATTTCAAATTTATTTTTTAATAAATTAAAATTATGTTTAACTTCCGACGAGTTTAATGGTTCAACATACATTCTAAATTGAGTTATCCCACCCTCAAAGTAACCACCAAAATTTTGTTCTAGTAAAATGTTAGTTTTTAATTTTGAAAATGTTGTACCACTTAATATATTATTTGGAAAACATTCTGGATCCTGAATATAATTTGATGTTAATCCGGTACAGGAAGAGAATGTTAAGTTCTCATGTAATCCTTGTGTACCCCCACCCCAAGAGATATTAAAAGGAACACCAACTTGTTTTTCTTTATCGGTATGTAAAGCTCTAGGAATTACTTCCTCAAAGTCCTCAATAGTGAAGAACCGTTTACCGTTCACATAGATCTTTAATCTACCCATTCGATATTTTACATCATCTAACCACTTTTTATTTAAATTAACAAGTTCTACAGTTTGTGGTGTTTTAATACCATTAGTAACTGGGGGTGAAATTAATTTAACAGTATCATTAGCTAATGAATCCAAATATTTAACCTCACTAATATCCCCAAGACCACCAAAGTATTTTAGATCACAGAAATCTAAAAATGTATACCGACTCCACACGACATCAACTTGTAACCACTTCTCGATATCTAAAAATCCAATATTACGTTTTTCACAATAATCATAAACCCCATTTGGTGAACAATAATTAACAACCGTATATCCTGTTGTAAATGTTAAACCTGTGACAGTAGTTCCAGTTGTTTCACAAGTTCCCGTTAATTTTAAAACCCTAACACAAATTTTTGGATTTTTGGGATCACCAGAAAATTTAATAGACATAGCGTTTGATAACGAATCCCACAATGGATCCTTTTCACACGTATCCTCAATTGATTTAATCCCCTCATTTGTTGAACAATCTGTACAATCAGTACATGTTTTACACGTCGTACAACTTGGTGTACAAACCGGTACTTGGTATTCACAATTAGGGGTTGGACTAGGTGTGGGTGTTGGTGTGGGTGTTGGGTATTTCGTGGTAAAACATTTGTGTGTTCTACATTCCCACCCACAAGTTTCACATGGGTCTTCACCACAACTACAACCACAAGTTAATCTTTTTTCTTTATCCCCACCACAAAGATCACATCCATAATTTAAATGTGGATCATGTTTTCCATCTTTAGATCTTGGGGGGTAAACAAATATACATCTACTGTTTGTAATATTTTCTAAAACATAATCAGGTGTGATTCCTGTTGTAAATACCGCTTCGACCGAACAACAAGCACAAGTTTGTAGACAATCAGCTAGTGGTGTTGTTACACGAGTATACCCGGTTAAACATTTTGGGGACCCGTCAGCGTAATGATAAAATTTATTTTCAGCTCTGGTACCAAAATAAAAAAATGTATTTTTATTGTTTGGGTATAAAATATTTAAGGTTGTCTCACCAGATGATACCGGATACTCATCACAGAATCTAGGTCTTAACAACATCTCAACCGACCAACCCTTACTCATACGTTCTGGTAATATGTCATAGTCATAACCAAAAAGTTTATAAAACCCTTGATAAAATCCACCATACAATTCATGGTAATATCCATAATTTGGGTGGTTTTTACTTACTATCTCATACAATGTGTTTTGTGGTCTACCCGAAAAAATATCATATTGTTTTGTATGTCCGGTAACCTGAAACATTTTCATTCTTCGATCGTAAAATAATCTATTAAATTTAAATGGATCAACATATAAACCATTCGTGTAATTTAAACTAATTCCCGTCATCACATCAACTAAACCATTGTCAATACCAGTCAACCCAATATCACATGAGGTTGATGATGAATAGTTACAAAAATTTATGTTATCTGGATTATAAAAGTTTTGAGATACAAATACATTATTATAATTGTAATTTTTCCAAATAAGATTTGGTTGTGTTGTTGTTAAAAAATTATTTGTGTCAAAATATATAGGTAATTTATTTCCATATGTTTCAGCTATTAAGTAAGGTGAAAATAAAACTTCTTCATCGTAATCACGTTCATCAGATGTTAATGACATATCCATACTGTCAGATATAAGATTTATCTTATATTTCTGATAAACATATTGATTAATATTCTGTTGAGCCATACTTTTTAATAATAAATACAATAAATGAAAGTATTTATATTTAAAAACTAAATTGAATTACGTTTAATCAATGAGCGAGAATAATAAAAATAGTGAGGTTAATCAAAAATCTATCACTGGATATTTTAAAAAATACCTTGATGGTGCTAAAAATGAGATGTCTGAAACTAGGGTGTTAGGTAAGATACTATCTAAAGCTATTGTTGACTATAAAAAGGAAGGTAAATTTAATTTAACTGATGAAGATAAAAAATTCATTAAGGATCAATCAACGGACATATTAAAAATATTACCATTAATTATTTTTCAAATTTTACCAGGATCTTCATTAGCTACACCATTTATTATTGAATTAAGTAAAAAACTTGGGATTAAATTGAATAGTAAGGTTCCTGAGAAATATAAAAACAAACCAGAAAAATCTGATGGTGAAATAGATGAGGTAATTGGACCCGACGGAACGTTTAGTAGTTCCAGTTACCCAATTTTAAATCAATTGTTACACCCAAGAAAAACTATGGACCAAACTGTTAGAATGGCTAGAACAAACCAATGGCCATATATGAGAAAATATTATGGTGAATCTGAAATAGATGAACCAAATAAATTATTAGATGAAGACGATAAATCAGAAGCTTTTGGGTTTTTGGAAACTAAAAACGCGTCGACTTGGAATCAAGCTAATCGAATTTTAAAAAAAATGGGTATTGATGATCCCGAGGAAAGATATCATAGATTAAAAGTTTTAGGTTTTGACAGAAACTTAGATAAAGAATTAAAACAAGAAAAAAAACGTGGTCGATGTAAAAAATGTTTCACCAAAAGAAAGTTAACCGAATTGGAAAAAAATAAAATGGTAAAACTTATAGACGAGGTAATTCTAAACAAAAAAAATAAATCTGATGACGTTGTTGGGAAAAACGAAGAGAACACAATATCAAGGATATTAAAAAGAAATATTGACTCCATTAAAAAAATAGCCGAAAAAGAAGGTATAAGTGTTAATAAACTAATCCAATACTTTAAAAAAAGTGAATAAAGATTTATACGGAAAGGAAATTGAGTTACCAAAAGAAATAACTGAATATCTACAAAAGTGTTTTGACATGTTCCCAGACTCAAACTCATCAACTGAGGGACACATGAGAAACAAGGAACTTCGTGATACTGGTATGGTAACTTACCAACAACTTGGTAGAATTAAAAATTGGTTTGACAATTATACCGGGGACGGGAAAGACGCTCCCTTTATTTTAAATGGTGCTGATTATATGAGATCCTGGGTTGATAACACATTGGGAAATATGAGAAATGATGATAATCAATATAAACAGATTAGACAAGATTATGTACCAGATGATGTTAACCAAGGATTGATAGATGATCTTGGGTGGTTGGGTGATATGGTTAGACCGTCAAAAGAACATAGTAACTTAACTGACGAATTACAAATAACCGAATCTCTTAGGAGGATAAACGAAATAATGAAAAAAATAATTTAACATGGCTACAACAGAACATTTAGATTTTAGTCAACCAAATAATGAGTTGTCACAAATCGCTGATCAACAAAGACAAAAATTAATACCTAAAAACGACTATAAAAGTGTTAATCCCTATTCGTCCACAAACAAAGACGCGATTAGTGATGGTGATGAATATGGTAAGGGTACTGGATCTTTTTTGGACACTACTAATGGTGGTTCATCTGTGGATAACATAGAAAGAATCAATGAAATTAAAATTAATGAATATCAAAAAACAAAACCTTACACAACACCAACAGCGTAATGAAACTTTACAATACTCTAAATAATCTTATCCTTGAGGTAGCTTCTATCGATTCCGTAGTTAAAGCTATTAGGGAACGAAAACGAGTTATCATCTATTATGAGGGTGATGAACCTGGTGGTCGTGGACTTAGAATTGTGGAACCGGTGTGTTTTGGTTATAGTAAATCAGATAATCCGGTACTCAGAGCTTGGGATATTGAAGGTTCATCACATAGAGCTTATTTAGGTGAGAAACCATTACCTAGTTGGAGGATGTTTAGATTGGATAAAATAATCACTTTGAAACCGACAACCGAGACATTTAACGAACCAAGACCGGACTATAATCCACTTGGGGATAAAAGTATGATTAGAGTAATAATAAACGCTAAGTTTGACAACGTTCAACCGGAAGAACCTGAGCCAGAACAACCACAACAACCGGAAGAACCTGGAGGACCAGAACAAAATGTAGTATAATATGAATTCAGAACAAGAACTGTTACAAAAATTAATGATTTCCAAAAAAATAATGGAAAAACACAACACAATTAATCGAGGAAGTGTTAGTGAAAGTAGATTATCGTCACCACAGGTTGAGGACTTTCAAGGGGTCAACGGTAAATATAATATTCCGGAAGAATTGATGATGGAAAGTAAACCACAAACACGTAGTAGTGAAATCCCATCAAGTGATAGAATTTTAAAATCCAATTTACCTGACGAGATTAAACAATTAATGATTGAACACCCAATCCAACAACCAAGTATGGGGACACCAACTGAATCCGTATTAACGGAAGAGTTGGTTGAAAAAGCTTCCAGGTTAATGAATACCAAAGCTAACGGTGAATTAATGTCAGAAGTTAGAAAGTCATCACCTGGTGTTTCATCAGATTTAAAATCCGTAATCCGTGAGGTAATTGAAGATGTACTTAGGGAAAACGGTTTAATAACTGAATCTGAAACTAAAAGTAATGAAACCTTTAAATTTAGAGTTGGGAAACATATATTCGAAGGTAAATTAACAAGAATTAAAAAAATACAGCAGTAATATAAAAATAAATTGTATATTTGTAACCTCAACCGAATGGTTGGGGTTTTTTGTTTTTAACCATTGATATTTTCGTTTTTTCTTGGTATACTTTTACAAGAACAAAAAATATTATGGAAAAAATAAATGTATTAGTATTACCATCAGACCAATCTGGTGTTGGAAAATTTAGAAGTGTTGACCCACATGTTAAACTACAAAATATGTACCCTAATGACTTTCATGTAGATATTGATTATAATCCGAGAATCAATGATCAAAATTACTGGAAGAAATATCAGATTGTACACTTCCATAGGAATATCGGACAAGATTATGACAACTGTGTTAGTATAATTGAGAATTTAAAATCTCTTGGGATTATAGTTGTGGCTGACATCGACGATTATTGGTTACCAACTCCAGAACACCCGATTCATCAGTTAATATTACAAAACAAAGTTCACGAGAAAATTAAAAATAATTTAAAAGCTTCGTCTTATGTGATAACCACGACTGAAATTTTTGCTGATGAAATAAAAAAAATTAATAAAAACGTAGTGGTTTTCCCTAACGCTATTGACCCTAAAGATCCACAATTTACTGAGGTAACACAACCTTCAGACAAGATCCGAATTGGTTGGTTAGGTGGTTCATCACATTTACACGATTTAAAACTACTTGATGGGATGGTACCAAAACTATCATCAGTACACGATAAAGTACAATTTTTTGTTTGTGGTTTTGACACTAGAGGTCAAGTAACCGAAATTAACAAACAAACAGGTCAAAAAACACAAAGACCAATAAAACCAGAAGAGACTGTATGGGTTAAATATGAGGAAATATTTACTGACAATTATAAAATCATCACACCAAAATACAAAGACTATTTAAATACCTTTACAGAAAATGATTACCCTGGTGTAGAAAAAGAAAACTACGTTAGGGTTTGGACCAGGCCGGTAAATAACTACGCTAGAAACTATTCCAAATTTGACATTTCACTAGCACCAATTAAAAACCACGTATTCAATAGAATGAAATCACAATTAAAGGTGATTGAAGCTGGGTTTTATAAAAAAGCTATTATAGCTTCAAATGTTGGTCCATATACGATTGACTTGAAACACGCTTTAAAAAATGGTGAATTTACCGATGGTAACGCTCTATTGGTGGACGAACATAGAAACCACGGTGACTGGTCTAAGTATATTAAAAAACTAGTTAATAACCCTAACATGATCACTGACTTGGGTGAAAGGTTATATGAAACTGTTAAAGACCGTTATGATTTAAATAACGTAACAAAAGAGAGAGCTGAATTTTACAAATCCTTAATTAAATAATAATGATAACTATACCAATTACAAAAATTTTATTCCTAGACATAGAGACTGTTGGAATAACCAGGGATTATGATTCTTGTTTAGAATCAAACCCAAGATTAGCCAGTCAATTTGATAAATATTTTGATTGGTTTTTAAAAAGGTTTCCAGAAGATTCGGTGAAGGGTGAAAACGAAATTCAACGTAAAAATATTGTGTTTTCAACCAGGACAGCTTTGGTACCTGAATTTGCTAAGATTGTTTGTGTCTCCATGGCTTTTGTTACCGATAAGGGTGAAATAAAACAACAAACGTTTTCAAACGATGACGAAAAACAGTTATTACTCGATGTCCAAAAATTGTTAGACAGGTGTGGTAAGTTAGACTTCTACCTTTGTGGTCACAACCTTAAAAATTTTGACATACCGATGATGGCTAAAAGAATGATAATTAATGGTTTAAATCCACCATCAATATTACCTTCATTTGATACAAAACCGTGGGAAGTTAAAGCACTAGACACTCGTGAAATTTGGCAATACGGAGCTTATACAGCTATAGGATCATTAGATCTTATGTGTACGTCATTGGACATCCCGACACCAAAAGGTGGTGAGGTTACAGGTGATAAAGTACATGAATGTTACTGGGAAAGAAACATGTTAAAAGAAATTTCAGAATATTGTGAAAGGGATGTTGTAGTATTGGTTGACACCATTAAAAAATTAAAAGAATTAGTATAAATGGACAATAATAATTTAGACGATCTAAAAAAAGAAATTGACGAGTTACAAAAATTATTTAGTGACGAGATTGAAAACCTAGTGGTTAATGATGTTATTGATAGACATGGGTTTGATATAAGGGAACTTGAAGAAGAGATGTCAAAATCAAATAACAAGCTATTATTACATTATAGTGTATCCTCGGACGAATCAGTTGACCCAAAATACGTGTACCCAACAGACTCCGGGTTTGATTTACACTCAACCGAAAATGTACGTATAGAACCATTCAGTAGGACATTAGTACCGACCGGATTACATATTGACATTCCAGATGGGTATGAAATACAAATCAGATCAAAAAGTGGATTAGCTCTTAATCAAGGGTTAATGGTGTTAAACTCACCTGGAACTGTTGACCAAGGATATACTGGTGAAATTAAAGTGATTATCTTTAACACGACACAAGAATTGATTGATATTAGTAAGGGTCAAAAAATAGCTCAGGGTGTCTTATCACCGGTTGTTTGTGGTAAATGGATTACATTAAAAAAGGTTAAAAATGTAGAAGACAAAGATAGATCTGATAAAGGTTTTGGTAGTACTGGAATTTAAAAAATTAATATTATGGATAATAAATTAAAACAAGAAATGAGAATGGTTGGGTCTGGGTCAGACTTAGCACTTAAAAAAATGTGTGATGACGCTAGAGAAATAATTGGAGACTCTCCGACTATTGTTGAACTTGGGTCATATATGGGTGAAAGTAGTTTAATTATCGCGGAAGCGTTCCCTAATGGAAAAATAATATGTATCGATTCCTGGGAAGGTGGGTTTGATAGATTAGATTCATGTAGTTTTTCGAATTATAATGAAATCGAACATCAATTTGATCTTAGAATGAATTTGGTTAATAACATCACAAAAATAAAAGGTTTATCAACTAGTTTTGGTTTTGAGTGTGATATGGTATATATTGACGCTTGTCATAAATATGAATGTGTTAAAAATGATATTATCCATTGGTTACCATTTGTTAAAAAAATAATGTCTGGTCACGATTATTATCCAGACATTGATTTTTGTAATCGAAACCCCCACATTAAGGGTGTTAAATTAGCGGTGGAGGAAATGTTAGGTCTTCCAGATAAACAATATGATGATAGCTCTTGGTTAATTTATAAGAAATGAAAATAGGTATTTGTTTAATAATTAAAGATGAGAATGACTATTTGGATGAATGGTTATCTTACTATCGAAAACTAGGTGTTGATAGATTTTTCGTATATGACAACAATAGTTATATTCCGATCAAGTCTAACGACGAGGATGTTGATGTTATTCTATGGGATAATGAAAAATTTGGTGCTCAAAATAAAGCTTATAAGGACTGTTGTTTGAATAATAAAAATTTTGACTACATTGGGTTTTTTGATACTGATGAATTTTATGTGTCAAGCACCATGAACATAAAAGAGGATATTAGAAACTTAACAAATAATTTCGGTAAATTTAGTGGGTTAGGGATTTACTGGAGATTATATGGCAAACCAGAACCATACTATATGGATAGAAAACCAATAAGTGAATATACATATTACCACAATAGTGATCATATTAAAAGTTTTATAGACCCAAAAACTATTAAATATTTTTCAGACCCACATTGTCCATCAATAAATGGTAGATTTATAGACGAATTAGGTAGAGAGGTAAATTCACCCATTGGGCCACACACTAGTGAGTCAATATGGTTAAAACACATATGGGCAAGAAGTTTACCAGAATTTAAAGAGAAAATTAAAAGAGGGGACTCAAATAAAGTAGTACGTGATAGAAAAATAGAGGAATTCTATACGTATAACGATAATTGTATTATACAAGATTAAAATGATTACTATTATTTACTCAACACATAAAGACTCAGAATACAATAACAAATTTAGACAACATTTGTCACAAACTGTCGGTGTTCCTAATCCTCAAATATTGGAGTATGAAAATAATAATGAACATTCATTAGCTAATGTATATAATTCTGGAATTACCGAATCAATATATGATATAGTAGTTTGTTGTCATAATGACATAAAACTTGAGTCTGGGTGGGGTAAAAATTTATTAAACGACTTCAATACTAACCAAGATTATGGTATAATTGGTAAAGCTGGTTCATGTTATTTTCCAGAGTCTGGTGTTTACTGGGAAAGATTATCACAAACAATGGTAGGTCAAGTGTACCACCACCCAGAAGACGGTAAAAAATTTTTAAGTAGATACTCACCAAAATTTGACTTTTTAATACCGGTGGTAACCATTGACGGATTGTTTATTTCATTTGACAAAACAAAAATTAAACATAAATTTGATGAAAGCCTGGGTGTGTTTCATTTTTATGATCACGGTTTTTGTATCCCAAATTACCTTGACGATATTAAAATAGGTGTAACATCTTCGTTTGAAATAACTCACAAATCTTTAGGAAAGCCAAACCAAGAATTTTTTGATTCTCGGGTTAAGTTTGTGGAAAAATGGGGTGACAAATTACCTCTGGACTTAAAACCAAAAAATGTACACACCCCGGAAATAAAAAGAAAAAAATTTAATAAGTTTGGTAAAGTAGCTATAATTATACCAACAAAAAGTAACCTTAATTTATTATTTGATTGTATAACTTCGTACATTGATAACTGTGATACCAAAATCTTTGATATTTTTATAGCTGACACAGGATCAACCGACGATGAAAAAAATAATATAAAAAATTTTATATCTAACCATGACAACATAACATTAATTGAATTTGATTATTATAATTTCGCTAAAATAAATAATGAGGTTGTTAGAAATTATATTGATAGTACATACGAATTTTTACTATTCTCAAATAACGATATAAAAATATTAAACGACGTTATAAGTGGAATGTTAAACATTTTTAACACTCAAGTTAGGACTGGATCCGTTGGGTGTAGGTTACATTTTGAGGACAATACGGTACAACACGATGGGATATTTATTGGGTTAAACAGAAATAACGGTCACGTTAGTGTTAGTCATTTAAATTTAAAACATTATTATAACTATCACAACCGAACAACTGAAGTTATTGGAAATACTGGTGGTTTATTAATGATTCGTAAAAATTTATTTGAGAAGGTTGGGTATTTTAATGAAAACTATATATCATGTTTTGAGGATGTACACTTAAACATTGACCTAATCTCCTCCGGTCTTAAAAATTATTTATGTGGTGAGTGTGTCGCTTATCATTATGAGTCAAAAACTAGAAATGGGGATCCAGAGAATTTATCAAAATTAAAAATTGATTACTTAAATAATTTATTACCCCACATTAAAAATAATTGGGAAAAAATAAAAACAAAAATAATATTAACATCTTAAGATATGGCAAATGGGATTTATAAAATAACTGAGGATTTTGAAAAAGCTCTATCGGATTATACTGGAGCTAAATATGTGGTTACTGTTGACAATCAAAGTAACGCTTTGTTTTTAGCTTTAATGTACGAAAAAGTTTCAGGTCAAGAAATAGAAATACCATCTAGGACTTACCCATCCGTACCATGTGAGATTATACATGCTGGAGCTAAAGTCAAATTTAAACCAGTAAATGGTAAAACATTAAAAGGGGCGTACCAATTGTTACCAACCAAAGTATGGGATTCAGCTTTACGATTTACAAGTAACATGTACATACCCGATACCCATATGTGTATCTCATTTACCGGACCCTATAAACATTTTAAACTATCAAAAGGTGGTGCAATATTGACTGATGATTATGACGCGTATCTTTGGTTTAAAAGAGCTAGGTATAGTGGACGAAGAGAATGTTCATACCATGATGATCACTTCGACATGTTGGGGTGGAATTTTTATATGATGCCAGAATTAGCTGCTAGGGGATTATTATTAATGAACCAATTTTATAAACCAGACGGGACACCAAAAGAAAATGATGACTTAGAGTTACCATACCCAGATCTATCTAAATTTAAAATATATCAAGGATGAAAAATTTACACAAATTAATTACTAACGACCAGTATGATATCGGTGGGTTGTGCACTGAACCTAAAGGAAATGTAATAAAGTCCCTAGTTAAGGACTCTAATGCTAAATTATGTGTTGAGATTGGTGTCTTCAAGGGATCATCATTACTATACTTCGCTGAAGCCTTACAGGAAACTGGGGGTAAAGTGATTGGAATCGACCCATATGAAATAGAATCATTAAAAAATGAAATTCCAAATAAACAAGTTAGTCATATTATATATAATGTTTTATTTAAGGAACAGACAACATTAGACAATTTGTACTCAAACCTAACACAAATTATTGAAGAAAATAAACTAAATAATGTGGTTAAACTAATTAGGGATAAATCAGAGAATTACTACCAAAACATAAAATCCGAGTCGATTGATGTGTTACATATTGATGGAAATCATGACGAAGAATATGTCAGTAAAGACATTCTTAACTACCTACCACTGGTAAAAAAAGGTGGGTATATAATAATGGATGATATAACATGGGTTGGAGTTAAAAATTCAATAAATAATCATTTAATTAACAGTTGTCACCTAATGAGCGATCACGTTGATTTTTCAGTTTACATAAAAGATTAGTGATATGTCAAAAATAAGACAAGCTTTTGTTTCACCGTCAATTGGATTCTTTAAAGATAATTTTCTAAAAGTTACCAACTTGGTAGAGTATAACGATATATATGAACCCGCGGTTTTTTTTGGTGCTTATGAATCTAGTCAATTTATTGAGAAACACAAGGGGTATAAAATTATTTTACCATGTATGCCATTAGATTTCCCAGTAATTCGTAATTATAATAAGACATTATTTGTGTGTTCAGAAAATTGTAGATTACCCCAGAATGTAATTAGAAAAAGTATCACCCCCAGAATAAAAGACTACGACATGTTTAAACCAAACAAATTGGGTGATAAAATCTACGTATACAGTGGATTTAAAAAAGGAAACAACTTGTTACATGAAGAATTTATTAATGAAATACAAAAAAGAATTAATTATGAAATTATAACCACTGACCATAACACACTCAATGACTATTATAGTATTGACCACCTAAAATCAAACTATTATGATAATTGTTTTTTAAATATTAATCTAACTGAGGGGTCTGGGTTGTCAACAGTGATAGAATTAGGACTTATGGGTAGGAAGACCATATTTAAAAACCCATATACCAACAACGTACAAAGAATGGAGTTTCCCAATTTTATCACATACAAAACTTTTGATGGTATAATTAGTATAATCAATGAAGAGAGTAAAAAAATTAACACCTTACAAGAACCAATAGACGCTCACAATGTTGGTGATGAATGGTTAGATTTAGATTTTTGGTTATGAAGAAAGCTTTGATTGGTTACGGGGGACACTCTAGAGAGGTAATGTGTCAAATGGGTGAAAAATTACCATGTTTTGTTAGTGATGAGTATGTAAATGAAAATACACTACCATTATCCTCATTAGATATTAATCAGTATATGGTTATGGTCACAATATCGAATCCATTAGATAGGTATAACGTAATAAAAAAATTACCAAAAAATACTAAATTTTTTACATTTATACACGATACAGTTTTAATTATGGATGACAATGTAAAAATTGGTGAGGGGTCATTTATCGGAGCTTACTCGATTATAACCACAAACGTGTCAATAGGTAAACACTCAATATTAAACAGATCCGTACATATTGGTCACGATACCAAAATCGGTGATTATTTTAGTGGTATGCCAGGGTCTATCGTATCGGGTAATTGTGATCTAGGTGACTATGTATATATGGGTAACAATTCATCGATAAGAGAAAAATTAAAAATAAACAGTAATGTAACTATTGGGTTAAATTCCGGTGTGGTTAAAAACATAACCGAACCGGGAATTTACGTTGGGTTACCAGTGAAAAAAATATGATGGGTACTGAACAAAAAATAAAAATAATAACCTACATTGATCGGTCAAATATTTTATCTGATATATTCATTAAGTACTATTTAAATTTTTTTAACTCTGAAGAATTTTATTTTTTAATATTAGATTCACAATTTGATCTGGTACGAGATTACCTACTAAGTAAAAAATTCACAAATGAAAATCTCAAACCAGTACCAAATAATCATTTTGGTACTGTAGATCAAATTTTGAAAATACAGAATGAAACTTTAAATCAATTCATTAATCAAGGCTATATTGTTGTTTATGTTGATATCGATGAGATTATTTATCACCATGATTTGAGGAATTATATATTAAATAATATAATAGACTACATAACCCCGTCAGGTATTGTAATAATCCCAAACTCAAGTGAGGGGTATATAGATCCTAATGATAAAATTTTGGACCAGAGGAAGTACTGTATTTTTGATAATACCTGGCATTCAAAAACTTGTGTTTTAAATAAAAAATACACCTGGAGTGGGGGTAGACACAATAAAAACTCAAATAAAATTTCTGATGACATTTTTTTAATTGATATTGGTAGATGTTGTCAACAAATAATATTGGAAAATAACAAGATGACAAATAAAATTTATGAGAATGTTACTTTTAGATACTCAACAGAATCTAAAGACTTGATTAATACAATGGTTTCTAAATTTTTACCTACATTAAAACCATTACCAGAATATATATTAAACACAAAATTATTTTAAATTATGGAATTTTTATTAGGATTTGTTCATAGTCATCCAGCTGACAAAAGTGGTGGATTAACCGCGTTAAAAAAATTAGTGTCCATGTTATCCGATAGGGGTCACACCGTATATGTACTTCATAATAATTTTATGGTCGGGAACTCAATTTTAATATCCGATACTAGTAATTTAAATATGGATAAAGTAATTGTTATATACCCAGAAATTGTTACGGGTAATCCTTATAATGGTAAACATGTTGTTAGATGGATATTATATCACACGAAGAATGAGGAAATGACTTGGTCCGAAACTGACGTTTACTTTTATTATAATGACTTTTTTAAGACAAAACGTAAAAGAGAAAAACTAATGTTAAATTGTTATGAATTTAGATTAGACGATCTTAAAGATTTTGGACTAGAAAGGGAAGGTTATTGTCATATATACAGACCTGATAAGACACCTAATGATTTTAAAATTATTACTAATTATAGATCTGAAGACTTATTTCATGGGTTTCTTAGAAACGGTTGGGATTGGTTAATAAACAAGTTTAATACTAAAGAATATTTTTTAACGTATGATGACGCAACATTTTTTTCAGTTATATCTACTTTATGTGGGTGTAAATCAGTTATACTTTATGAAAACAAAAAACCAAATTTTAAAAATGAAATGCCATTATTTAAGTATGGGGTTGCTTACGGTTTTGAAGAAGTAGACGAGTCAATTAAAACCAGACCTCTAATGAGAGATCATTTAAGTGAGATGGATAAAAACTCACACAAAACTGTCGATGACTTTGTTAGTTACTGGGAAAAAATAATAAATAATAAGTAATGTTGATTTTGTTAAAATATCACCTATATATTTTAATATAAATTAATATAATGACTAGAAAAAAACCGGTAATACAAAAAGAGGAAACAACAACACAACCGTTTTCCAAAAAAGATTTCATTAATTCGGTCATAAAGAAAAAACAAAAAAGTAAGTTTTTATCTGACAATCAAAAAGAATATTATGATATTTTAATATCCAGTGAAATAACCATATGTTCTGGACCAGCTGGTGTGGGTAAAAGTTATATCTCAATGAAAGCAGCTGTCGACTTGTTAATGGACCCGAACAATTCCTACGAAAAAATAATAATTGTTAGACCAGCGGTTGAAGCTGAAGAGAAATTAGGTAGTTTACCTGGTAATCTTGAGGAGAAATTAGACCCATATATTTTTCCTTCATATTATTTGTTAAATAAAATAATTGGAAAGGAAGCTAGAGAAAAATTAAAAGAAGCTGAAATAATTGAGGTATTCGCTTTGGCTTATATGAGGGGTATGAATATAGATAACTCAATATTGATTTTTGAGGAGGCACAAAACTCAACACCAAATCAAATGAAATTACTATTGACAAGAATCGGTTTTAATAGTAAATTTTTCATATCCGGGGATTTGGAACAAACAGACAGATATAAAGACAAAAAACAATCAGGTCTTTATGACGCGTTACAAAGATTTAAAAACGTACAAAGTATTGGAGTTTACGATTTTAAAAACGCTAAAAATGTTAGGAACCCATTAATTGGTAAAATATTGGAAAAATACGATGATGAGAATAGGGGTTGAAATTAACGGGGTGCTTAGAGACACGATCGGTAAGTTTAAGAACTTATATGAAAAATATCTAATTGAGTCACCACAATTTGGTGATAAAATCTATGATATTTCTGTCGATCTATTATCTGGTGACACTAATGAAGTTACCAGTCAGGAGATTGAGGTGGTATCGGATAACTTTGAGTACGAAATATTAAGTGATGTCACTTCACTAGAACTGGATAAACATTTTAAATTCAGGGACAAAGACGAGTTATATTCTTTCATGTATGAGGAATATACAATGGAATTGTTTGGTCACTCACCATCCACTGAAATGAACACATTTAACTTGTTAAATGAATTCTACTACGATAATAGGGATAATTTTGATATTATGGTTCTTTCAGATGAAATTGGTAAATCAAAACCAGCCTCTTTATTTTTCCTGTCAAAATTTGGATGTTTAATAGAACAGATATTATTTTATAGTGAGATAACTAAAACAAAAATGTGGGATCAGGTTGACGTACTGGTAACATCAAATCCCGATTTAATCTTAAATAAACCAATGGATAAAACGGTTATAAAATTCATAACCGACTATAATAAACATGTTTATTCTGAATATGAAATACATTCATTATCGGAACTTAACGAAACAATAAAAAAAGTAAAAAATGATGTTTTCGATATTCAATGAGAATTATTACATTGATCTAGATAAAATGGAAAAGTATGTCCAGTTTATTGGTGATTCAGGTGAAACACAAATTCACTTAGTTAAGTATGAAGCTGTAAAATCGATGGTTGAAACCATTTTAACTGAGGGTGGTGAAATCGATGAAAATTTAGGTATGAAAACCAGTGAGTTATCAATACCATTTAAAATAGCTTTTAATACGTTATTAGTTAAAAAAATAATAAATAAAATATAAATAATATGAACACAGAACAGATTACAAAATTGGAGAAGTCCATTCAAAACATGGTGGACAAATTGTCTAGAATCTATTTCTTGGTACAGGATACAAGAGGTAACGCTAAAGCTTCTGTATCGTACATCTACGATATGGCTTTAACATTAAAAAGAAATGGATATAACTCAATCATTTTACATGAAAAAAATGATTACATGGGTGTCTCAGATTGGTTAGGTGAGGAGTACATGGATGAATTACCACATAAATCAATTGACGGACAAAATCTTGAGGTATCACCTGAAGATTTAATTATCATTCCGGAAATTTATGGATTTATAATGGACCAAATTACAAAATTGCCTTGTGGTAAAATTGTAATTAGTCAATCTTATGATTATATATTTGAAACATTACAACCGGGACAAACATGGTCACAGTTAGGGTTTTTAAAGTGTATAACCACATCTGAAAAACAAAAAGACTACATCGAATCGGTTATGAGAAATGTATCCGTTGATGTTATTGAACCTGTAATTTCGGAGAAGTTTAATAAGTCGGAATACCCAGCGAAAACAATAATAGCTATACACACTAGAGAACATAGAGACACAATTAATTTGGTTAAAACATTTTACACTAAGTACCCACAATATCGATGGATTACATTTAGAGACCTTCGTGGTTTAACTGTTTCAGAATTTTCTAATGGAATTAAAGAAGCTTTTGTATCCGTGTGGATTGACCAAAATAGTAGTTTTGGTACCTTCCCACTGGAATCAATGAAGTGTGGTGTTCCAGTTATTGGACTAGTACCGAACATGGTTCCCGAATGGATGAATGAGGACAATGGTATTTGGATTAACAATCAAAATATGGTCATTGATGTGATATCTGATTTTATACAGAATTGGTTAGAGGATAATATTAACCCTGAGTTATACACAACCATGGAATCCTCGGTATCGAAAGTTACCAATAAATCAGATTTCGATAATAACGTAGTGTCAATTTTTGGTAAAATGATCTCAACCAGAATCGAGTCATTTTCAGAACAATTAAATAAATTAGAAACAATAGAATAATATGGAAAATAGAAAAACAATTTCAGTTGTATTACCCTTAAAATCTTCACAATCACCATTTTTTGAGGATTTATATAGTCGATCAATACAATCAGTAAAAAATCAAAAAGAATATGTTGATGAGTTAATCATTGTATATTGTAATGAAACAAATCTAACCAATCACATTAAAAGTTATGATTATGGTGATTTAAATGTTGTATTCGAAGAGTGGACATCTGAACCTAATTTTTGTTCACAGGTGAACCACGGTTTTGAAATGTCTAAGTCGGAATGGGTGTCATTCATTGAATTCGATGATGAATACTCAAACATCTGGTTTAAAAATTTTAACACATACTCAAACATCTATAAGGATATTAACGCTTTTCTACCAATTGTTGTTGATGTTAATGATAAAGGGGTATTTGTTGGATTTACAAATGAAGCTACATTTGCGGCTAACTTCTCACAAGAAATGGGTTACCTAACAAATGATACACTACAAAATTACCAAAACTTCCAAATATCTGGAATGATGGTTAAACGAGAAACATTCCTTGAGATTGGTAAGTTTAAAACAAATATAAAATTAACATTTGGTTATGAATTCTTATTGAGACTAACCTCTAATACACCTAGAATTATGTCGATACCAAAAATTGGGTACAAACACATGAACTTTAGGGAGGGTTCATTATTTTGGAATTATAAAAATGGTAATGACGTTATGTCAGATGATGAGGTTAAGTTCTGGGTTGACTCAGCTAAAAAAGAGTATCATTACATTAATCAACGTGATATAAAATATGAACCACAAGAAGTTTAATGACTAATGAACTAAATGTTATAGATGATAATAATGAACAGAAAAAGAAGGGTAGAAAACCAAAAGTAAAAAATTACTTCGCTGAAAGAGAGGAGAACGCGGTTAGGGAATACTTAACCGCTACAACCTTTGATGAGAAGAATAAAATATACAACGAGTTTTTAAAAGACCCCTTAGATAAAATGATATCGTCAATTATTAGACGATACAAATTGTACCGAAAAGATATGAATTTTGATGAAATTCATATGGACACACATTCATTTTTAATGACCAAAATTGATAAGTTTAAACCTTCAAAAGAAAAGAAGGCGTATTCGTATTTTGGTACAATATGTAAAAATTATCTTATGGGTCAAATAATGAAGGACCAAAAAGATACTAATAGAAAAATATCATACGAGGATATATCAACGGATGTTCAAAATATGCCGGATATGATTTACTATTTGGACAACGACAATTTAACAACTGATGAAATTATAAAAAATTTTTTATCAAAACTTAAAGATACCATGTCCGAAAAAAACATTTCAGAACAAGAGGTTCGTCTAGGTAACGCTCTTTTTGATATATTTCAAAATTACCCATCAACGTTTAATGATAACAACGACAATAATAAGTTTAATAAAAATATTGTTCTGTTTGAACTCCGAGAAATGACAAACCTATCAACAAAGGAAATTAGAAATTCATTGAAAAGGTATAAGAAATTATATTATGAAATTTTAAATGAATTACTAAAATAATAAAAAAGATATTTATAGTTATGCCAAGACCACCAAAAAAAGAAATAAATCTGACTAAAGATTCGATGTTAGCTTTAATGCAGGAAATCTACAATGAAATTGTGGAACAAAGAAATACCGCAATAAGGATCCAAAATAAAATGTTAACAATGATGAAGGAACCGGAAGATATGACTTTGATTGGTCCGGTAATTGAAAAACAACAGAAGATTGTAAATGATTGTGTTGAAAAGAAATTATCCCTATCTAAACTACAATCCCAAATGTGGCAAAAATCACAAGATAAACAAGAAGAATTTACTTTATCTGATCTTGAGTTGGATGATGACGTTTTAAAATCTTTAATTGAGAAGGATACATCAGATAAATCCTACAAAATGAATAAATAATGGCTTTAGATGATATTAATGATAATAAAAAAATTAAGTCTAAATCATCAATACTTAAAAAGTATAAACAATTTAAGGATGGTGAAAAAGAATTAAAAAAAAATTCTGGTGATACTTTCGAACAAAAAAAGTCGGATATTACCACACAATTGTCTGAAGCTAAAAAATTAAAAAACAAATATCAAAAAGAACTCAAAAGTCAATTTGACGAAATGTTAGATTTGATTTTTATAACAAATAACAACGGTAGTCAAACTAAAAGTTACCTAAAAAGAACATTTGTTACCGCTCTTAATGAGTTAAAACCAAAAGTATTTGAATTATTAACCGAAACATCAATACAAGCTATTGGGTGTTCCGAGGATCAGTTATATCAAAATCAAACTGTTTACGTTAAAGTTTCCAATATTGATTTTAATAAATTACTCCAGGAACCATACGACACCTTAATAGGGTCAATAAGTTATGAATCAAAAGATATAACTTATGGTAACACACCATTCTCAATGAATAAAGAATTATACGAGAGAACCCAACAAATAAACCAACCATTCTCAGTATCATCTGGTTCACCATACAAAGGAACGTCAGGACAAGACCTATTTGACATTACTTATGTTGAGTCGTACCCAGATCCGGTAACTGGTAACATAATCGTCGGTAATTTTTATAAAATTGAATTAAAAAATAGAGCTACGGTAAATAAAGTATCTGAGTTCTTAAACGATTATTACTCAACAATTGAATTAATCGATTTAAAAAACTTCTTCGCAAATGTAATGAATCAATTATCTGGAGCTATATCAATTAAAAAAGGTAATGGGAAAATTGATCTGGGTGAATTTGAGAAATTTTTACTGTTGATAAAAAGACTATTAGGTTTATGTTACGATCCGAACACTGAAATTGATGTGTCTGGACCCTCTAAAGTTTCTAGTACTGATAATATTGATGAGTCATTTTGGGAATTTACCGACATTGACTTGAGAATGATAGATCAAAAGGTGTCAGATATAAAATTGGGTGTTGTCGAGTTTGATGATTGTTTTAATGTAAAACTACCTGTAGACTCAGATAGTATCATCAACGCGATTAGTAATCTAAATTTTATTGAGGATGAGAACAACTCAATACCGATTGATGAAGCTTCTAATTTACCACAGGTACTAACTAGTAATCCTGGGTGGTTCCCATTAGAAATTGACGTTGACACTGAGTTTTTAAAGGAGTTCCCGAAAGCTATGGTAACAACAGTACTTTCACCAAAAGTATTATTACCAATAATGACAATGATTAAAGCTCTTGGTCAATCATTTAATGATCAAATTTCATCATTTACTGAGTTTGCCAAAAATTTTAAAAAATTTTTTACGGAACTAGTTACCAAAATTGGAGCTTTGTTTATTAAAATATTATTTGATATAATTAAAAAGGATTTGAAAAGTTTAATTAAGTCAATCACCACGGACATTCTAAAAGAAAAAACAAATAAAAAATTAACTATAATTTTATCTTTAAGCGAGTTGTTGGTGTCAATAGCTAACTTATTACAGACTACCGATTATAGAGAGTGTAAAAACGTAATTCAAGAATTATTAAATTTGTTAGATTTGTCATCGAAAGTTTTTAAAGCTTTCGGGAATACAATACCACTACCGTTATTATTAGCTTCAAAATTATTGAGTGGGTTTTCAGCTACAAGGGCGTTTGTCAATGTTGTTGATGAGTTGGACAAATTGGGAATACCCACCGGACCAATGCCGGACGGATCACCAAATAAATTTGTAGCGTCAATAAAAGCTGTAATAGATGGGATTGATAAAGAAGAAAGTGAGAACGGTCAAGTTCAAATTGCGTTAAGTCCTTTAAGTGTCAACCCAATAAACCAAACGGATCCATTGATATTATATGGTAAAAAAATATAGTTATGAACATAGAAACTAACGAATACTTGGTTAAATCAAATCAAGTTTTAGAAATTATTAGGGATCACAAAAATAAGTCAAATAAAGATTTAGTTTTAGCTCTTGAGTTTATTAAAAAAGAATTTGACTTAACTAAAGAAAATTTATTAAAATTAACAAATCACATTGACAAGTTGGAGTTGACCTATAATGTTTTATTAAAAGAGTACGAAGAAAGAAATGCGACAAAAAAATAAATTTATATATGAGGGGAGGGTATTGAACAACCAAGATCCGTTAATGTTAGGTAGACTACGTGTATATCCAACAACACCGGATCCCGAAACTGATATTTATCCCCCAGATTGGGATGAATCCAAGGAGTGGTCATTAGATGATCCATTAATTTTTCTACCTCTAATACCATATTATTTAAATCAAACCCCATTAGTGGGTGAATACGTACATGTTGTTTATTATAACAGTGAGGAAAGACTAGATCGAAATAAATTCTACATTCAAGGACCGGTATCAAGACCTTGGTTTAATAGTCGAGAAAGTTTCGCTAACTCAAAATCAATGTTAGCTGACGGACAAATATTAAAACAAGCTAAACCAATTAGAAATAAAACAAACGGTGATATTGATGTTGATTTACGTGGTATATATCCCCTTCCAGGTGACAACGGGTTTCTTGGTCGTGGATCAAGTGATATAATTCTTAAAACAAGTGAATCATCAAATGATGTACTGATAAGAGCTGGTAAGACAAGACCATCCGGTAACCCAGTTGTCCCAGTTAGATTAAACGATAGTCGATCATTTGTTCAGGTATCTGAATTCGGTATCCAACAAACACTTGGACCGGTAACAGAAAAAGAAGAATTAATATATACCCCCAGACAAGTTAAGAATCTAATAGAGTGGGAAATATCAAATTTAAACACCTTACCATCACCAAGTGGAATTACGTTTGATGGGTCAATTAGATTATACAGTTTAAAACCAGTTGAAAATACATTAAGTAGTGTACTAACGGTAAATACACCACTAGATGAATACATTGGAAATACCTTATTTGAGTTGGACTTTACTGATAAGACGGTAATTGAAACGTCACAACTAATTAACTCATTTATTCGTGGGTTTAATAATGGTCGAATTAACATTCCTGGGTATGTATCTTATCCATCTGAACCTGGTGTAACGATTAGTGATCAGTTCCCATTTGTGTTTAGACCGGTTAAATCTAACCTTGATACATTAAGTACGAATAACACAACGGAATATAACAACCTAATTGAAATTTATAATAAAATAAAATTATCCCCGTCGGATACCCAAAATGGGTACGCTCTCGTATGGTTAAAGAATGTTATAAATCCACAACCAGAACTAAAAAAGACCATAGTACAAAATAAAACATTTGTTCCGGATCCGGTAACATATACAACAAACGGGGGGGATTTTGTTTATTTATTATCACACAAACAATCAATACCATCCAAAGAGAAATTTTCATTAAAAGATACACTATATGGTATACCTAGAGAAAAATTTGATGAGATTATTTATAAGACTGACCCAATGGTTAGGGGTGATGAATTAATGTCATTTTTAACCCTATTAACCAAGTTTGTTTTTTCACACGTTCACAACATAAACGAAGCTCCAATACCGGTGGGTACTGACGGAACTCTTAAGTCAGATATCCTTAAAAAATTATTAGAAGCTGATTCAACCATTTTAAATCAAAATATTCGAATTAATTGATATTTATTGTAAAAATGTAAATGTCAATTAATAATTCATATTTTAGTCGGAATAATACCATCATATCCAATAGTTTCGTTAACACAGGTAGGAACCCTGTTATGGAATTATACTATGGGGATGGGAATATATCCTTACCTACCGGGTTCTCTAGATTTATCTTTGACATTGATCTAACCCTGTTAAAAGAAAAAATTAATAACGGTACAATATCAACCGATATATGTTCGGGTATGACACATACATTAAGAATGGTAAATACATCATTCTTTGATAAAGATTATTTAAATACATCAAATTCACAAGGTAGACTGAGAGCTACATCCTTTGATTTAATTCTGTTTAGAATACCTTACGTTAATTTGGATCCGGACCAACCACAGATTTGGGATGAAGGTGTTGGGTATGATTACTTTGATGTCGTTACCGAAATACAAAATGATAAGAACTACTCTGATAGACCAAGTAACTGGTATCAAACAACAACTATTGGTGTTTGGGAACAACCTGGGATATATAGTAATACAAATTCTGGGACATTTAATTATAATCAGTTAGAAATTGTTAAAACCCAACATTTTGAATTCGGTGATGAGAACATTGAGTTTGACATGACACAGGAAATTAATGATGTTTTAAGTGGTAGTATTCCTAATTGTGTGGGTTGGGGGATTGCGTATCTACCACAGGTTGAAAATTTAAGTGGTACAACCGGTACATACTCAGTTGGGTTTTTTACAAGACATACCCAGACATTTTACGAACCATTTTTAGAAACTAGTTATAATGATTTAATTGAGGATGATAGGAATTCATTCTCACTTGGAAAAATTAATAAATTATATTTATACATCTATGAAGATGGGGATTTTCAGAATTTAGATTTTAGTCCCAAAGTAACTATTTCTGATAGTGTGGGTAACCCAATTCCAGGTTTAGTAAATCTACAATCATGTAGACGAACAAAAGGTGTTTACGAAATAGAACTACCACCTCTTATTGGATACAAAACCCCATGTATATTTAATGACGTTTGGTCAGATATTAAATTAAATGGATTCTCTTTACCGGACATACATAATGAATTTGTTATATACCCAATTCAAAAGTCATTACAAATGGGAACAACATCTGTCGACCCAAAGGTTTATGGGTTTGATTTTTATGGTATTAAACAAGATGAAAAGATATTAAACACCGATGTTAGAAAGGTCGGTGTAATTATAAAACAAGCTTATACCACAAACAAACAATTACCCAAAGTGGGGGGGTATTATAGAATTTATGTTAGGGAAGGTCAAACTGAAGTACAAGTACAAGACTGGACCAAACTAAATAGAACACCAAATGAGTATTATTTTATATTTGATACAAGAGATAAAATTCCTAATGAATATTTTATTGATATGAAAGTTATCTCAAGTGGGGAAGTTAATACTTATAAAAGAACAATAAAATTTCAAATTGTAAATAAAAAATAATTATGGCAGATAATTCAATTCTTTGTTTAGAAGTAAACGCACCTTTAGACATAAATTTTAATGGAAATCCTATAAATTCGGGACAATATTGGGTTGTTTATGATTTCATTTTTGGGGGTGATCAACCTATTTGTGTTGAAACTGTATCAAATGTCAATAATACATCTTCTCAATATTTAGCAGATCAACAATATACAAATTGTTATGATTGTATATCTAATAATAATGGTCTTATATATTTAAGTAATTGTTTTGAATCTAATATAGAGGACCTTTTTATAGATGTGAGTGGATTGACAGAATCACAATATTTAGAAATATTTTCTATTATATCCGGAAAAACTGAGGAAGTTTTATATATTGAATTTTTATCCAATGGTACTTTACAGAAAGGTTGTTTTGGTCCAAAAGAAATTGGTACTCTATCAACAAATGATTATTTAAAATTATCGGAACAATTACAGTTTCAAGGACAACAAATTGTGAACACTTTAAGTTATACCGCTCAAACAAGTTGTCAAAGTTGTTTAACCGGGGCATCATTTGTTTATGACGTTCGTAATTGTACTGGAGATATAATTGATTATGTGTATCTTCCTTATAATTTTCCTGAAGGAAATTTAATTTCTTATACGGATGGAATTAATGAATTTTGTGGTATTGTGGGTCAACAAGCGTTTGAATTTGGTGGGACATATACATTTGTAACTGATTATGGTAAGTGTGATTCTAGAGATTGTTGTGATGTTTGTTTAGAAAACGTAAACAAAAGAGTTTTACTTGAAAACTGTTCAGATTCTGGAGATGTGGTAGTAGTTTGGGCATCTCAATTGTTTGGTGTGGGTGAATCATCAAATTTAGAAATAAATGGAGGTTGTTATGAAATAATTGGTGAAACACTTGATCCTGTAACACAAAATGGATTTTTAGATTTTGAACCTCATCCTGGTTGTACATCTTGTCAAACTTGTAATGGTGTTAATTATGACTATTTTACTTGTGATGATGTGTTTGAGGGTTATTTGCAAACAAACCAAGTACTACCGTTTGGTTACGAATTTTTAAATCCATTTGACGGATTAATTTACAAACTCGGAAACCAAACAAGTACGTCATATAATATCTATATTTCAACGTTACAACCAGTAAGTTGTTCTGGTTTTCTTCCAACTTATAAAGTATGGTTGGCTAGAGAATGTTATACAAATACAATAGGACCAGTATATACCGATCCATCAAAACAGTCAGGTGATTTTGTTCAAATAATGTATGGTGATAATGATTTTTTATGTGTAGAATTAATTGAAGAGGTAGACCCAACTACCCTAGGGGGGGTGTATAACACCAAAAGAGATGGTGGTGGCAATACAATAACATATAATGATTGTGAGGAATGTATTGGAAATAGGACAATTGGTGTAAGAACAGTAAATTGTGATACACAAGAATTACAAATTGTTGATTTAAATTACACCGCTTATACGGAACTTGTTCTTTCACAACAAGCACAAGATAGGTCAAGATCTAATTTTGTCACAAACCAATTTGTTTCATTTGGTTTTAATTGTTTTCTTGATACAAATGATATTTGTAGAACAGTAGTTGAGTCTTGTCCACAACAACCTGTAGGTAATTTAGTTGTTCCTGTAGAAAACTATTTTAGTTGTCCTACTTGTAGAGCTTTTAATCCTAGACCGGAACCAGACCCAGCTAGGAGTGCTGGTACTGAATATTTTGAATGTGTGATATGTTGTGATTGTGGAGCGACTGGAAGTACTGTTACTCAGGTATCACCACCACATCCAGTGTGGACCGATGGTTACGGGACTCCTGTTATACAAATGGGTTCGGCAACATTAGGTGGAATGTTTGGATTAAATAATTAAAAATTAAAAATAAAAATGGCAAATATAAGATACTTTCAAATATCATTGTGTAATTCACCAAAAGATTTTCAATATGGGGTTTATGTCGATGACCCAACATCCCAATTAAATGTTGGATTAATATACTCATTTAGTGGTCTCACCGGTAGTCTTAGATCTATACCGTTTGGTTGTTATGTCATCCGAAGTGAGAAAGATCCTGGTGGGGCTACTCAACCAAATGCGGTCGTTGTAAATTCATACATAAAAGACTGTGAATTATGTTTATCAACAGAGTCAAACGCTTTATCATTCTCGGATTGTCAAGGGGTATTTGGTTCCGTTACCCTTGACAAAAATGATTTTTCACCAATACCAACCCCAGGTGATGTGTATTATTTGGATTTTTACCTATCAGGAAAAGAATTTGAACCGATTACTAGAATTACGGCATGTTTTGAATTTAAAGAATTGGTAATATCTCCCAGAATTAGTGGTGAATTGTACTCAGCTTCCACACAAACAGGGTGTGAGGACTGTTTATTAAACCAACCGATAATTTACGAAGTATATGAATGTTTAAGTGAAAACGTATACTACATACCTTTCCCAAATAATACCTACAGTGATCACCTAGTATCGTTTACGGACTTATTAGGTATTACCACATACTGTGGAATAGTTAATCGTATTATAGAGGGTGAACCAGCAACTGGTGAATTAATTTTTGACTATGGGAACCCAATTAAAACAGGAGTTTTCTGTGATGATTGTTTATCAACAACAAACGAAAAAAAGAAATTAATTAACTGTTTAGATGGTCATGAAGATATTGTATGGACCTCAAACTTATTTACCGTTGGAGACGCTACAAATATATCGACTGGTCAGGGTTGTTATGAAATAAGTCCAGACATCGTCGACCCAAGTGAACCGGTTACCTATACTGAATTAGCTGATTTTGACCCACATTCAGGTTGTGAGGATTGTCTTGAATGTCATGGGGTTACATATGACTTCACTTCGTGTAGTGAAGTAGATGTTTATGGGGAATTACTTAAAATCAACACAGGTGGTAACTACGCCTTTAGTGTGGTTAATGATGGTACTTACGCTTACGTGGGTTACCGTGATAGTAATCAAGTTAGAAAAATTGATTTAACAACAAATTCAGTGGTTTCCACAATAAATGTGGGTGTCGGACCTAGAAAATTGGGTCTAGATATATCTAACAATATTTTATCAATACCAAACTATAATAGTAATTCAATCACTTTTGTTGATACATCAACAATGAGTCCATTTACACTCAGTCTTGGATATCCGTACTACCCTAAAGTTGCTTATTTTAACACAAATGATGGTTATTTTTACGTGGGTGTTGAAAACGCAACAGGTTCAGATGAAATTAGAATGTACACCGTACCATCTTATAGTTCCGTAACCCAAGTTAATGTTTTCCCGTCAATAATAGAGGGTGTAAACGACATACTCCAAATAGGAAGTTTGATTTATGTTTGTGGTACGGGTAATAATTATGTACAAATTTTTAATACGGCATACACCCCGGTTGGAACATTTGGGATAGCTTCCCAAGGGACATCAATGAGTTATGACTTGTCAAATAATTTATTATATGTTGCCACAGTTAGTACGACCTACACAGTAATAGATTTAAACACATCGTCAGTTTCAAACTACTCACCAGGACTTAATAGTTGCTGTTGTGATAAAGAAATATTATTTGATGGGGTTAATAATAAGTTATACATTACAGACCCGTGTCCGAATGAAATTTATGAGATAGACCCATCAACAAATACAATGATCCAGATTTACAACACAACTGACGGATCACCAAATGGAATGACAATATGGTCAAATACCGTATACTTCACATCTTACTCAAGTCTAATAACAGTTGGGTTGTTATCACAATTTATTAACGGGTCGATAAATTCATATGAGTATATTCCAAATGGTAACACATTCTTCCACCCAGTTTATAACGTTTGTTGTGAAGTAACAAATACTAGACCTGATTTTGATGGTGACTATACATTCTACAGTTTATTATCATATGACAACTGCGGTAGTTGTGAAATGGTGTCTCACGACTTATTTTATTGTGAAGAATGTAACACTGGTGTATCTGGAATATTAGTAGCACCAAGTGGTGTTTATAACATTAATGACTTTGTTAAATCACATTGGGGAAATTCTAATTTTTTATGTTTTCAGATTTTAGATACATGGTCGGAAGTTAATTACGGTATCCCAGATTTTATATTTGAATCAGAATCACACTTACCCTACTCAACGTGTGGTGAGTGTGAGTTAAACTCAACATTAGGTATTACTGTAATTAATTGTGATACGTTAGTTGAATCACAAGTAACATTAACCCTATCGGAATGGATAACCGTTACTGGATTCCCAAGGTTAGTACCTAGACCAACAATTAGTGACATTTACGGTAATTGTTTTACAGTCGTTAACACATGTCCAGTGGATAATATATACCCAGCATTTGAATTAGCGGATTATTATTTAAGTGGGACACAATGTAGATTATTGAACCCGAATAGAACTGAACCGCCAAGAAGTGCTGGTACTGAATACTTTGAATGTGTAATATGTTGTGATTGTGGAGCGACCGGAGGAACAGTTACACAGGTATCACCTCCACATCCAGTGTGGTCCGATGGATATGGAACCCCGGTAACACAAATGGGTTCGGTGACATTAGGTGGAATGTTTGGACTGAACAATTAAAAAAATATAGATATGAATTTAAATAGAATAATTAGGAGAGTTTTAATGGAGGAAGAACATATGTCATCAAGATATATGTTCTTCTCAAACCTTGAACAAATGAGACGACAGTGTGATTTACTATTGGACCTGGATCGGGAAATGGTGGAATCAATATTAGAAAATGGACATGATTGGGCTCAGGATCACATATCCGAAGCTAAAAACAACATGGATCAAGTTTTTGATTTTATTATGAACGAATCCAAAAAAGATGGGATGGAAATGTCAATGAATATTGACGATAAAGATATGATGTCTGAAGGTAAAAAAAAATCAGGTACTAAATTGTGTTCCAGGGGTAAGTCAGCAGCCAAATCCAAATTCGATGTTTACCCAAGTGCTTACGCAAATGGATACGCTGTCCAAGTATGTAAAGGTACAAAACCAGGACTTGATGGTAAAAAACGATGTTCTCCCCCTTATTGTTAAAAAAAAACCAAAAAATTTGTTTAATTAGTTTTTTCGTGTATATTTGTCAAACAAATTAACATTATGAAAAAGAAACTATTTAGATTTTTTAGACGTTTAAAATTAAGATTCTACATTTGGTTTAAAAAGGGTCGAACACTACCAACATATGAAGAGGAAGCGACTACATATGAAAAAACATGTTTTATGATTTGTTTAAAAGTAATAAAACACCCGTCAACCAAATTTATGATCGCTCCAATGTCTAATAAAAGGTATATGGAAAACAAAGAACTTGACATATTTGTTACTATGGATTATAAAAGAGTCGACTTAACAAATCATGTGTATCACTATAGTGTTAAGTTGTCCAATCGTGACTGGGAACGTATTACTCAAATTTTCGATATGGAAACTGAAAAAAGACGTTTAAATTATGAGGATGTTGTAAATTCACAGATTAAAAACTCACTACACAACGTTTTAGAAAGAATTTCTAATCTCGATAAGGATTAGGTCAACCAACTTACCAATCGACTCGTTACGGGTCTTATATGAAGTCATAACAGGTTTTTGACCTTTACCACTTTGTGTGTCTTTCTTTTCAGCTTTTCTTTTTTGTTGACAAGCCGATTTTTTTTGTGAATCTGACATTTTACCAGCTACACCAGCAGCTCTACACTTAGGGTAACCCCCCTTATCAGTGTCAGGTCTCCCACATGGAGGATGTTTACCATCTACCTTTCGACAAATATTAACCCATGGACCTTTTGGTTGTTTTGACCCTTTAGGTTTCTTTTTAGTACCAAACCAAACCCCCAGGTCTTCATTAATTGTGTGTACCGGGTATGTCTCCACATCATGTGATTTTGTATTTGGATCCTTTTCCCAAACACCAACAATACGTTTTACATTATTTTTAAGAGTCTTTTGTTTATGTTTTTTTGTGGTGTGATGATCAACCTCATCGGTATATGGTCCTAAAATATGTTTTTTCCATTTACGTAAACCAAGTTCCATAGGTCCATTATACCCACCAGCTGATGTTGTGGTATCCACTTCATTTATTTTACCAGGTGACGGATTAATAACATTACCCTCATCATCACTAAATGTTGAGTTCGGGTGTTTTTTTAAATACTCTGAGGATTTTTTAGCCTTTTTTTCAATTGATTTTATTTTCTTTTTTGGTGTGTCCATTTTACCATCATAACTGTCATATTCCAATTCTGGACTATCATATTTTGACACAGGTACTGTATATGGGTCCAATTGATCTTTTTTAAATAATCTAATCCCATTTTGGAGGGGTCCAATATAAGATCCTCGACTTCCATTAGTGGATGTTACTTCTTGTATTATTTCCTTTATTTTGTTATTACTTATCATTATTATATAAATATCTTTATGGAAGAAAAAGAGGAAATTTACGGTAATTTGTTTGGGTCTATAAATATCCTAAATGAAGAACATCTAGAACTTATGTTATCCACAATGGATAGGGAAAGATCGATTTATTTCCTGGTAGAATCCGTTAAATCAGCTCATAATAGGGGGTCGTTTACTATTGGTGAAACTGAAGTGATATCAAAAGCCATTAGGGTGTTATCAACTACCTAATTATTTTTCTCATTGTACCGTCCTCATATAACTCAAATAACAAACCATTTGTGTACTGGTCAACTTCCCTACCAAATACATCAACATATTTTAATACTTTTTTAAATTGTTTTGTATTGTCTAAAGATATTGGTCCATATGTTTTACATTTACCATCAAAATCATATTGTTTTAATATATAATAATTAATGGTAAATTCATCAATGTTATCTAGATAACTATAATACACCTTTGTATTACTATTACCAGAAGCTGTTTTTGTGGAAACAATTTTCCATATTTCACCGTCAGTACTTCTTTCGATTTGAAAGTAATCTGAATTATATTCAGAAGCTGTAACCCACCTAATTAAATTAAATCCAGGATAAACCACACCGTCAAACGACATAAGATCGACCGGTAATGATACGGGTGATGTTGAATTAATTGTTACAGCGAACCCACCCCAAGTACCAACATTAGATACATCTGTGGTCCATCGTATGGTCAATTGTCCGGTCGAATTTGTCGCGGTTATATTTGGTGGTATTGTTGTACCATTTAATGTCGCTAAAAGTGTTGATGATGTATTTGGACCGTCATACACATATAAATAATCGTACCCAGTTTCTAAATCCAACTGTGTAAATGATAACTCCAATAGTTTTGTGTTATCGGACGGTGAAAATGTTACGGTTCTGTTAATGTTGTTACCATATCCGGTTAATGTTGGCCCAGATGGTCCACCATCATCAGTTAAAGTGTAAGTTAAGCTGGACGACAATGTTTGTGAACAACTTGAGAGTATTGGTATTAATAAATTTTGTGATGAGACAGTTGATGTGAGATTTAAATCGTCAACATATCTTTCATGAGCTCCAGAAGCTCGAGAATCTAGGAGTCTTATGAAAACATTTGTTAAACCAATAGATCCAATATCGAGTGTGTATTGTGTGTATGTTGTCGTGATTGTGGTTATAGACCCACGAGTGGTCCAAGTTATACCATCCGGTGACGTTTGTATATTTAGTGTCCAAGCGGTTGAATTAGCACTTCTACGATACCAGAAAGATAATACACCTGGATTAGATATCTGTGGTGTTCTAACCCAATCACCGGTACCATTAAACCCAATTGAGTGAGTACCAGTCCTAACTGGTGATGTTAAAACAATCATTGAATTTGATGACCATGTACCCCCTTGTGTTGGTAACGTACTTGTAAAACTTTCATGGATAATGTAATTACCACATTGTGTCCTAGAAATAAAACTAATGAAAACCATTAATAAAAAAATAATATGTTTTTTCATAATAAAAATCTTTGTACTTAATAAATATTTGTACAATATATTATCATGTCATAAATTAGTTAATAAATGAACAAAACATAGGTAAAAATTAACATATAACAAAAAAGGTCAGATTTCTCTGACCTTTTCTTATACTAAAGATATATTGATTATCTCAATTCTCTTAAATCAAATGTACGAACTCCATCAACTGTGATACGTCCATAGAAACGGTTGTTAACCATTTTCTTAGCGTATCTAGTCATGATACCTTTGATAGGTGTGAAGTTGAATGGGTTATACATTGTAGGTGTTAATTGTAGAGGTACGTATGGAGCGTAGATGTATCCAGTGTCCAATAAAGAAGTACCTTTGTGACCCAACAAGATTTGGTTTGGTGGGAAGTAAGGATCTCTATACACTTGGTAACGACCAGCTAAAGTACCAACTCTTTCGATACCCATGTTGTATTGATCTTGCTCAGGTGAAGCGTTAGATACGTGGAAGTATTCTAAGTCATCAAAAATAGCTGAAACTTCAGAAGAAACAACGATCCAGTTAGCACCACCACGAAGAGTTGACTTGTGGATTTGAGCTGACAATTGGTTAATCGCTGTAATCAATGTTTGATTCCAGTCTTTTTGAGTGTAAGAAGTTACTTGTTGTACTCTTCTCCATCCGTTGTAATCCCAACGTAGGTTCCAAGCCGCACCTTTACGTAAGTCACGTAAGATTTCACGGTCGATTTCCGCAGCTACTTGTTCAGATAATAAAGCTGTTAATTCAGCTTCAGCGTCGATGTTGTGGAATGCCGCAACGTCTTGAGCTAATTCTGGAGACCATTGAGCTCTTAGTTTTCTTTCAGCGACAGAAACTGTAACAGATTCCAAGTCGAAAGAAACCTCACCAATTTGATCTTCAAACTCCAAGTTTTTATAACGTCTCCAAACAGCTGTGATTGATTCGATGTCCACAGCTTCAACCGTTGTTGATCCTGTGTATCCATCTAATGAAGAATCACCACATGTAGCACAAGCTGGACAAGAAAGATCAACTTCTAAGTAGATACAACCAGCGTCATCACAAGTGTTGTTAAACGCACCACCGTTACCATTTCCTGGATAATCAGTGTACTGTAGATTTGATGTAGGTTGAACGATACCCTTACCGTAGATTTGTGTTACCACACGGAACAATAAAGAGTTAGGACCATTTTGGTTAAACAATGGATTACAAGGTGAATTTTCAGTCAAGAAAGGTGTGTTAGCGTAAAGTCTTAAATCAGAAAGGAAAGTTTCTGAATCTACCTCATGACCATCAGGACCAATTAATTTACCAATACCTGGAATAGATTTCCATCCACAAAGTTTAACAATAACTTTACGAAGGTTTGTTTGATCATCTAATTGACCAGCGTCAGCGTCTTCTAAACCAGAACCAACCCATACCTGCATTGTTGTGGTTTGTGAAACAGCTGTCCAAGAACCTTTAGAGTAATCAAATAATCCTGGAGGATCTAATTCACCTTCAGAACCTTCATAAAATAAATCATAAAGATTTTTCTTGAATGGTTTGTTATTGATTCCTAAATATCCTGGGTATCCTTGTCCTGGATCATTTTCACCTTTAGCTACCGCTTCTGGTGATCCGATTGGTGAATAATGTTCACCAAATCCAGTCCATCCATTAGCTGCACTTGGAGTATCTCCGGAAGCGTAACCTTGGATACGTGGAATAAAGTAGAACAATTTACCGATTGGTAAGTTCATAGCTTGTACCGATACGATATCGTTAGCCAATAATTTAGAGAATACTCTTCTCACGATAGGGAAAACAACAGTTTCGAAAGCTCCGTTTGAACCTTCAGAAGTTGCTTCGTTAATTAGGAAAGACGCTTGGTTCTCATATAACTGAGCTACGTTTTCTTTTAAGTGTCCTTTAAGACCCTCTAGGAACCCTAATCTGTCCCATTTGTTTATTGTGTCTTCTTTGATAACTTTAAGGTGTTTTAACCCGATGTTACCTACAAGACCTGATTCTAATAATGCTCCCATTTTTTTAGGTTTTTATTTTTAGGTTTATTTATTTTATTTTTGTCATTAAGTCTTTCATTCTTAAAAACTGAGGATTCTCATAAGTTTTAGATTCAATTAGATTAACAGCTGAACCATTTGTTGGTGCTTTAGATACTGTTCTCTCGATTGATTCTGTAATATTACCAGATTCAGTTTTTCCTTCTGAAAGTTCTCCTTTAATTGACTGATAAAGATTCTTAGATTCTTTTAAAGTATCGACATTGTCAAATCTTTTAAGAATATTAAGTTTCTCTTGTTTAGTTGTTGAATGTTC